TCGTAGATCAGACCTACGGTGCAATCTGGTCCCAATTAGGCTCGACGCAAACCTTTCAAGCGGGTGGCATTCCTGGCCCTGCAAGTACTGTAAACTTTCAACTTTTCACGGCCATTGCTCCAGTTGATTTTTTCGGGAACGTGACCTTACTAATCTCCTACTCTGGAACGGCGCATAATCACGCAACCTTCGGCACGTTCGTGTCTTCCAATCTTGGCGCGTTTCACCAGGTTGCAGGAGATGTAGAAACAAGTTCCACTCCTACTGGTCCATCGGTAACCGGAGCAGCAAACAGAAATTTCATCATTAGCTTTTTTACTTCCGCTAGCTTAAGCAACATTCAAACGCTAAGTCCGTTCTTTACCTTGGGCACTGGTTACGTGAGCGCGTCCGCGTATCACGATTCCATCTTGAACGTGTACGCCGGACCTGTGGGAACGTACACGCCGCAATGGAATCCTGGGGGCAGCGTCACAGCGGGAATAATCAATGCTGTGTACGCGACGCAAGGGGGCTGCGGTGGCGGCGGTGGCACTGGTCCAGTTTCACAAACTTTGCAGTCTTTGAATTTCTCGCCCCCAATTCCCGCCAATACAGGCCACACAGAAAATTGCGGGTGCGGCTGTAGCACCAGCGGAGAATTGCCTGTCTTTGGTTTGGAAGTTTTGATTACCGGAAGTCAAACCGATCTTTCTCCCGATGCTGTTCTTACTGTGCAACTGCAACTGCCGGATGGAACGCTTTCGCCAACGACGTTCACGATTCAGCTTCCTTCAAGCCCTGGAACGGTCGTTGTCGGAAGTCCAACGGAACTGTGGGGATTGACTCTTTCGGCTTCGCTTATCAGTGACCCCAATTTTCAGGTGAATATCGTTGCGTCCACAACCGGCGGAGAGACGGTAACCTTCACTGCTTCGGTACAACTGAAAGTTTTCACAACTCCTAATCCGCCGCCGGATATTAATTACCTGAAAACTTTCGCGCAGGTTGACGGAGACCTGTTCTCGCTATTTCTTGGCAGCGATGGCGTGATGTACCAGGAGGATGTGAACAACAATCCGAATGTGCTCACTCCGGTCTACTCGGCAATCGAACCAGACACCTTTGCGGAATCGGCTACTATCGATGACCGCGAATTTATTGCCTTGTCGAATCTCCTGAACGGTACGGACATTCCTTACACCTATGACGGAGAAAACTTCGACAGGCTATCGCAAGTCGGTCCTGGGGCTCCGCCAACGGCTTCCACGTCCACGACAACGATTGACATTGTGAGCATCACGCAGCCGACGGCCAAAAGTGACCCTGAACAACCTGGCCAGCTTTCAGGAATCTTGTGGTCTAACGGTCCAGGTTCTACCGCACCGGGAAATGTTCTGACCGTCTACTACGCCCGTGTGAGCGCGCAGCCTGTTGCCGACCCTGACTTGCAACCTGGAGTGGGCGTAGAACTGGCTGGAATCGACGTTCCAGGGCCGAACAATGATTTCAACGGGCAGACGGTAGACGGGGATTACATTGTGGTCAGTATCGGGCAGGGCGTTCCGCCTGGCGCTGAATTTGAACGCTGGTACTTCACGGTTACCATGCCGTCAACGCAAAGCGTCAATCAGGCAAACCATGAGGAAGGACACGGACCTTTTGGAACCTATCAGGTAACGACCGCCACGCTCACGACTTCCGCGCAAGTGCCTAATCTCGAAGTGGGCAATTCTTTGGGCATCTCTGGAACGGGTGGCGCTCCGCCGGCAGGATACGATGGGACTTGGGTAGTCCAGAAAACTCCGAATGCCGCGCAGCTTCAAATTACTTCCACTTCGCTTACTGGCAATGTGGCGACGTTTGGATTCAACCTGATTACTGGAACGAATCCGGTCGTAGGGCAAGCCGTCACCGTTTCCGGTACGCTCAACGGCAACGGCATTTTTAACGTAGTGAATGGAGTCATTTCTTCGACTTCAGCAGGAGTCTTTTCGATCAATCTCACCAGTCCAGATGTTCCAAGTTCGTCGGAAAACGGAGCTGGCATTATCTTCGGAACGATCTTTGTCTTTGACCCGCTGAAAGTGGTAGGCAACAAAACAGGCGGTGCGCTGGTCACCATCGGAATCATTTCCGCTGGAGTCCGCAAAGTCTGCTATTCGTTCCTGACACGGAACGGTTACATGACGGCTCCTTCACCGATTCTGACCTTTGACGTTCCTTCCGGCGCTTCTACGCTGACGATAGGCAATCTGGCTTCTGGGCCGGCTGATGTGGTGGCTCGCGTCGTGCATTTGACGGCCGCCAATGGCGGGAATTTCTACAACATTCCAATCGATGTGATTGTGATAAGCAACGGACTTCCCGTTACCAACACTTCGACCTATCTGAAGGACAACACTTCGCGCAGCATTAATTTAAGTTTTTCGGATGGAGTTTTGCTGGCCGCGACTTCGATCGATACGCAAGGTAACAATCTTTTCGCAACTCTCGAACTGGGAAGCAGTTTGGGAATTATCGAATATGCTTCGCGCGCTTTCGCTATCGGTGAGCAAAATAAGGTTCCCAATTTCCTAAACTGGTCGTTCGATGGTGGGTATCTGGAAATTCCTCCCGCCGCCCCAGGGAAACCGCTTGGCTGGACGGTTGACCCGACCTTTGGCGGCGGCGGGAGTTTGGTCAATTCGCCAATCTTCGGATTCGCTTATCAGATTTCCAATACGTCGGGCAGCACACAAGCCACGTATGGAATGATTACGCAGCCGGCATTTCAGGATGAGTTCCTGGTGCCGATTATCAATGCTTCGACAAAGTACAGCGTGCGAATCACCGCGGCGGTCGCTGCGCCAACGACCGGCAATCTGGTCGTAGACCTTTACAGTCCCAGTAGCGGAACGGCGCTTGGAACGTTCTCCGTTCCGCTGGCTTCACTCGGCACGACCATGCAGATATTCACTGGGACGCTCCTGACGAATGTTCTCGCGCCAGTGCCGAATGATTTGAAACTGCGGGTGTACGCCACTGCGGTTTTGAATGGTGCGGCAATCACCATAGACCGCTTGGAGCCTTTCCCCACAGAGAAACCCGTACTGACAACGCAGATTACCGGAAGCTACGTCAACAATTTCGAAGCGTTTGACGAAAGCGGCGAAGGCGGAATTGTGGATACGGCTGGCGAAAACCAGCAACCCGTTCGCAGCGCTTTTGTGATGTTCGACACGCTGTATATCGTCAAAAGCGGTTCGCTGCTTTCAACGCAGGACAACTCTCTTACCGAACCTTCCGGCTGGAGCATTCGGAATGTGTCCGCTTCGGTTGGAACGCCATCTCTCTACGGCGTGACGACTGGAATCGACGAACCAAATACCGGAGAGGCTTGGGCTATCATTGCCGGACAGTCTGGCGGCTACGTTTTTAACGGTGGCGAACCAGTTAAAATGACCGAAGAGATTCAACGGCTCTGGGACTTGATTAACTGGAAGTATGGACATACGCTTTGGGTGAAAAACGACGTAAAGAATCGGCGCGTGCTCTTTGGCGTGCCGCTGAAAACGCCTAATCAGTGGTTGCCGACAGGAATTATTCCCGACGACCAGAATCCGACCACGCCAAACGTCATTCTGATGTGCAACTACCGCCAGTTGAACACTGGCTCGCAGTTAGAAGATAAAGTAGGCGTCCATGTGTCGTATTCTGGCCGCCTGATCGCTTCGGAACAAACAAGGAAGTGGTCTATCTGGACCATTAAAGCTCCCGCTGCGGCTTTCTTGCGGAGACCGGACAATACCGACGAACTTTTCCTTGGCAATTCCGACGGCAACGGCAAAATCTTCGAACTGGTTGACGATCTTGGGCAAGACGACTGCTCGGCTATCCAGCAGATTTACATTACCTATGGATTCGTGAGCGACGACCAGGGCCAAGCGATGAAAATTGGTTCGCTTCGCCAAGTCTATACATACGCGATTACTTTGGTGGACGGAACTGGGAATTTGAACCTGAAAGTGTACCCGAACACGCTGACTTCGCAATTTGCTCACGATCTGTTGCCGCGGATTCCCTTGCCGCTTATGACGGACGGGGATATTGAGGTTCCGCTGAATGAAACGGCGAATCGCTTGTTTTTTGAGTACAAAACGGATGAAATCGGATCTGGTTTCAACTTGAGCCGGTTGGTGGTGATGTGCCAGCAAGACCCGTGGAGTCCCGTGCGCGGAAGAAATTACTAAAGTGGCGAAAACAAATCCATCGGCGCTCGATATTCAGAAAGAAATCGCCTTTCTTCGTAAACAGGATGGCGGCCAGTGGATTGAGTCCGCTTTGCAGCGAATCGAAGACGCGGTAAACAATATCGCCAAGAATGGAGCGATTCCAGCGAAAGGGATTCTTCCTCCTCCTCCGACGGTTCAGGCACTCACCGTAAAAACGAATGGAAACGGTTTGGTGCATGCGGTCATTAGCGATGCGAACCCGATCGACAAGAATCTGCACTATTTTGTGGAGTACGCTACCGACCCTGACTTTAAGGTGCCTCACGTCGAGCATTTAGGCCCTTCGCGGCAAATGGCTCCGATAACGCTTCCGGCGACGGACGACGACGGTAACCCACAAAACTTTTATTTTCGTGCATACTCTCAATACCCTGGCGGGGCGCCTGGAGAGGTTGTACATTTTGGCGGCGAAACTCCTGCGCCGGTTGCTCCTGGTGGAACACAGCAAATGACTTTAATCCCAAGCACGGGAAGCGGAACGGCGCAAAATTCAGGGCAACAAGGCGGCAGCGGCTTCGGAAGGATTATCAATCGGCCGCAAGCCGGACCTAAAAGGGCAATCAAGGCATGATTCGCACTTTCGAGCTAAAAGACCTTTCGGCTTTGACGGAAATGCACGCGCAAAGCAGTCTTCCCGAAAATTGCATGCCTAATCACAGAGACCCGCTAATGCTGGTCAAGGCCGTCGTAGAGGAAAACGGAAAAACGGTGATGGCGGCATTCCTGCGCGGCGCTTCGGAGATTTATCTTCTGGTGGACCATCGTCACAGCACTCCCGAAGCTCGTTGGCAACTGCTGCAAGAATTGAAAGATCATCTTTGCCGCGAAGCATGGTCGCTTGGGCTAGATCAAATGACGGCCTGGATACCACCGGAGATTGACAAGAGTTTCAGTAAACGCCTGGAAGAGTTAGGCTTTCAGCGCTCTACCTGGCAGAGCTATACCCTAAATATCGAAATTCCGTGATAGTATTCCGCAATCGGGTTGAATCGCGAGGGATGCAAGATGTTCCGAGTGCTTGAAAACCCGACATTTGACTTCGCTACCGGAAAACTCCTTTCCCATGATGGCGAATCGTTTGTTGAAACCTTTCCTGTAAAATTCGATCGCGACATTCAAGGTAAAGCTAAAAAGAATGCTGGAACTGCCGGAGATGTTGGGACGGGCTACGGTTCTACGGCTTCGCAAATTGGTTCTTCGCTCATTCCTGGTCTTGAGTCAGAAGCTACGCATCCTACTGGGTACGACCCTACAACGAAAAACGAGATGCTGGTGCAAAACCAGGAAGCACTGGGTGGCGCTAGTTCTGGCGTGACTGGCGAAGCGAATCTGGCTGCCGCGAGAACGCGCAACGCCGGGGGATTTGGAAGGGTGCTTGACGAGGCGGCCAGAATCAAAGGGCGGCAACTTGCAACTGGCGCTCAAAACGTCGAAAACGAATCGGCTCGGCTGGCGCAAGAAAAACAGATGCAAGCACAGAAAATGCTCGCCGGTCTCTACGGTACGGACACTTCGCGGCAACTGGAAGCGATGGGCCTGGAAAACCAGGATTTGAATACTGCGCTCAATGCCGGTAAAACGGGCTGGCTGCAAAACACTGAAGGCGTTATCGATACTCTCGCTGGTGCGGCTAAAGCGTACAAACCCTAATGCTCACACTAGAGGACATTCTCAATCTCCCGAACAACCCTACCGATGAGCACAAGGTAGCGGTCGGACTGTTGCCAAAGCCTCAACCTCTGCCGTCGGTCGTTCCTGCTCCTGGCGGACCTATTCCTACGCCTAGCGTGACTCCGCGTCCTGCGGTGGACTGGAAAGCAAAAGTTGCAGCGACGGCTCCGCATACTGCTCCAACTGTTCCGGAAATGCCTCCGGTAAATCCTACCGCTTTCGGTGCTCCTGATTTGGGAACGGGGATTCCTGAAGACACTTCCGGAGTACAAGCAGCGGCGACAGGCAAGATTCCCGAACTTCCGAAACTGGGTTTCAAGGAACGTCAAGCATTGCCGCTTAGTTCCGAAGGCGTAGCGCCTGGAAGTCCTGAATACTTCCGCGCACAAGCTGCACGGTTAGAAGACCAAAGGAATAATCCGTGGGGAAGCGCTGAAAACCATCCTGGCTTACTTGGCAAGATTGGGCATGTTGCGGCGAAAATCGGAAATATCGCTGGAAATATCGTGGCTCCGGCGACGATGGCTAACATCCCTGGAACGGAATTGAACAAGCAGGAAGAGTTGAACGCAGCGGAAGGGAAAGCCGCGAAAGCTACCGAAGCGGAATCGGAGCAGAAATTGCGTGCGGCGGAAACAACTGAAGCGGAAGCGCGTGCTAAGAAACTAGGAGCCGAAGGCGCTCCGGACATTGTGCAGGATGCTTCGGGTAACGCCGTGGGCTGGCGCGACGAAAAAGGCGCTTTGCATTCTCTTGACGAAGAGGGAACTCCGGCATCCATCAAAGGCATTGCCGAAAAATGGGAGGGCAAAGCGGCCGCGAAACCGCAAAAGGAAAATCTCGAACAAGGGCTGGCCGGCGCTTTGCAAGATGCTCTCGACAATGGCCGTGACCCGAAGACTGATGCCAAAGTTCAGGGATGGGCGCAAGCCATAAAGGACTACAAACCTTCGAAGGACACCGACGTAAAAACGGTTGAGGACCTGAAACACCGTATCGTTACAGCGATGGAATCTGGCGACGTTGCTGGAGCGAGACAGTTGCAAAACGAATTGAACGCGACTGACCCTGAAGGCATGGCGCGACTGGCTGATGCTCAAGCTCGCATGGCGGCAACTGCTGCTGACCGCGCAGAGCGAAAAGAAGAACGCGAAGAAAAACAGGGGCTCAAATGGGTGACTGGCGAAGTCCCTGGAACGCACCAGACGGTTACGGTTCCATTCTCGCAAGCTAAAGCGATGAACCTGGAGAACCAAGCCGAAGCGAATGCCGATCACGTCAATAAGGTGCTGGCGGCGCGCGTCGTGGTTCCCATGCTGTATAACACCGACAAGACTGACCTTGGAGTTTTGCAGTTGATCGACGAACTTGGAAAGAACGGAGATTTGGGGGCAGTGGCTTCACGCTGGAACGATTTCATGGTACGCAAGGTTGGAGCCGACCAAACCAAAGGACAGTTGTTTACCAAGCTACGCACCAAGCTAGACTTGGCACAAACAAAGATGATGCAAGCGCACGTTGGAAACCGCGGCGGCGCGTTCATGCTGGAACATTTTGAGGATTTGGCGAATGCCGGAAAACTGAACGCGGATACTCTGCGTGCGGCCGTAGACACCGAATTGCGCTACATGGACCGTAACGCCGAAAAACCCCGTGCTGGAGCGGCCGTAAGTGGCGGAGAAAAGTCCAGCGGCCATAGTTTCTCTATCAACGGCCAGCGGTACGAAAACGTTCCGAATGATGTTTACGAACGGGCAAAGAAAAAGCCCGGATTCAAAGAGTAGCGATGCCGACTGAAGTTGACGACGAACTGAAAAAGTATGCGGCGAAACCTGCGTCCGACGACGACGAATTAGAGAAGTACGCCCATAAGCCGGCAGTTTCGGAGGCTGGAAGTCTCGAAGACTATCTAGGTAAGCAGTATGTTCCTGGTGGTGCTGAAGAATCGCAGCGCGACGAACTTCCCGGCGCCAGTCCGCGGTTACGGAAAGCGGTAGAGTCTGGTAAAGCTCCTAAACCAGAATTGACTGATTTTGAAAAGCAACGCCCTGGCGAGGGCATCTCGCTAAAGGGTGCTGGCTCTGCGTTCTGGGATAAATTGAAAAGCATGGCTCCCGAAGGACCAGACACTAGCTCCGTATCTGGTTTTCTTTTTGGGCATCCGAGTATCAATCCTTCCGAGGGCGGTTTAGCGCAAGCTGGCGGGGAAGCTGCCCACGAATACGAGCGCGCACGCAAGGCTGGAAGCGGAATTATTCCATCTATCGGCACGGCGGGAGTCGTTGGCGCTGGCTCTTTTCTAGGAGTGAGCAACAAAGCGGAAGAGGAGCAAGCGGAACGCGGTGAAGGTGGAAAGATCATCGGAGAGGCCGCTGCTCCGGCTGCGGTTGCTGCTGCGGCTCCATTTGTAGGGCCAGCGGTGGAAGCTGCCGGACGCGGGTTGCATGCTGGCGTAATTCGTCCGATAACTGACGCTCTGGCAGACAGATTCACAACCCCGGCGGTTGCACCAGGTATTAAAGGACCGGCGCTCGCCAATCTTCAGGAACCTCTTGCGAGGCGGGGAGTTGAAAAAGTCCTACGGTCTTCTGGGATGCCTTCGGGACAACCTGGATTGCGCGAAGCATTTTCGCTCGCTGCTCCGGACCTTGCAGAAATCGAACGCAAGCAACCTCTTGGAGAATCTGGAAAACAAGGTGGCATCTCCAGGCCAGATATGAGACTGCGGCAGACGGTTGAAAACATTGACAACCGGCTGGACGATATTTGGAAGAAAGAACGGCAGCCGCAAATCGACCGAAATGCCGAATTGCCTGCGCTCTCGCGGGAACAGTTGCTTGGTGACGCCACAATCGACCAACTGAAAAGAATTGAAAAGACGTTCAAGATGGATATTCCTGAGCAAATCAATCTTGGCGATGCGGATAAGATGCTGGTCAAAGTGAATGCCCGTCTCCGGCGCGCTGAGGGTATGACTCCGGAAGCTAGGGCGCTGGCTCTCGAACTGAGTCCGGACCTGCAAAAATTTAACGAGATGAAGGGCGAACTTCACAAGAGCATCGGAGACTTGCTCGAACGTGTGAACGAACCAGGAATCAAAGAGTTCAATCGTCGCTATGGCGCATTGTCGGAAGTGCGTGATGCCCTTCGCAACAAAATGAATCCAGTGGAAGCGGAACGGGTGCTGGACAGCGTGCGCGCTACTGGCGGACTTGGACGCAACGTCAACCTGTTTGAACGGTTGCACCTAAAGGCTTCGCCGGGACGTTTGGCGCAAAAAGGCTTGGAAGACCTTTCGCGGTCCAATCTGGAAATCACTCCGCCGACGCCGCGGCCACCGACGGCTGGATTACTTCCGCCAATTCCTGAGCCTTTGGGGAATGGCCCTGATACCAGCGGTCCAGTGAAGCTAACCGTTCCAGAAGGCCAGCCGGTCGTTCCTGTGCCTGGTGGAAGATTTGTGCGCGGATTGCTCCCTGGTCCAGTTCCGCCAGAAGGTCCGGTTGCTCCGCCGTCCGTTCCCGGCCAGTTCCGGATTGAGCCCATTGGTGCGCCAACGGATGAAGGCCGTGTCGGAATGCGCGGCGAGCAAGGTACACGTACTCCCGCGCCAAAGGGATTGTTGCCGGAAGTCGCCGGTGCTGTTCCGGTTCCTAAGATTCCGTTCAAAGGTCCGCTGGACGTGAACGCTCCGACGAAGCCGATCATGGAAGGCGCTGCGAAGATTCCAGAAATCGGCAAGGTTACGCCTACGGTCACTCCGGAAGCGCAGCAAGCGGCTTCGCTTAGGGAAATCAAACCCAAACTGGACAAGACGGCGAAAAAGAAGATTCAGCCGGTAGCCGAACGCTTGAGCCATGAGGATATTGCCAATGCAGAGGGATTGCTCGCTTCGGAAGCTGGAGCGATGGCCACTGGCGACCGTCCAGGGGCTTATTTCGATGAGGTTAGTCAGACCGACCAGCCATTGACCGCTTTTGGACGACGCAATACCAAAGGGGCGCGTGCCGGGGGAACCTGGCGCGGAGTAAAGAGCGGTCGCAGCATGTATCCATTCATGCGGGAGAATCCCGACGTTAACCCGCAAGCGGTACTGAAAGCTCTCCGCAACAAGGACAGCGCGGCATACAACAAGCTCATAACGCGAGCCGACGACTTTCTAAAGGGGAACTACGCAAAAGCTCCAGGGATGGGCGCAATGGACTTCCTAAAGTCGCTCGATAATCCCGATGCGGAGCCGGAAACGATCGAACCTGGTGCCGATGTATTCAATCCCCCAGAGGAAGAGGCAACTCCCGCGCCGCGCATTCCTGAGATTGCCAAAGGGCAGACAGGCATCATTCCAGGCATGGAAGAAAACGTAGCGAAACAGCGCGAAGGTGCCGCAAAGGTTTCCGGTGAGAACCTGACAGCCGAAGCCAACAAGCCAAAGGATATTTCCGCCGCCGCTGGCCGTATGGAAACTCTCTCGCCGCTATTCCGCGGCACGGAAGCCAGTCCGCAACGGGAGATATTCGGAAACGCTCCTCCGGCGGCCAACGAGCCTCCGGCAACGATCGCGCCAGTCATTAAGGAAGCGGGTTGGGACTACGAAGGCCGCAACGCTCTCGGCCAGTACACTATCCGCATGCCTGGTACGGATGTGCGGATTCACCTATTCGAACGGCAACTGGAACCAGAGTTCATTCGCCGGCAGATTCTTGCCAAAGAAAAGCAGTACGGCACGCCAAAAGAAAAGGGCGGAAAAGGCGCCGTGAATTTCTAGGGCTTGCAAAGAACGCAAAACTGCGTATACACTCTCCCCTCAATGAAAATCGGGATTGCGGGAAACGAAAACGGGCGGGGTCTGGAAAAAGACTATCGCCTAATCAAGCCAATTATCGAATCTCTTGGACACGAAGTCAGTTTCGTCCAATTCAATCAACCGCATGCAGAGCGCTATGACCTGCTGATTTGCCTGGAAGTGGTCTATCGCGGACTAGTGGACCTTTCCGAAGCTCCGCCGTGGCTCATCACCAATCCTGAATTTCTGGACAGCGAGCGAATCAAACTGGTTCGCCGCCACTTCGCGAAAGTCCTTTGCAAAACTCACGAATCGCATAGAGTCTGCCGGGAACTGTTTGGCGACATAGCGCACTACGTAGGCTTTCTTTCCGAAGACAGGTTCGACCCGTCTGTAGAACGCGCTCCCAATTTCCTGCACATTGCCGGACAGAGTAGGGCAAAGAATACCGAAGCGGTGATCGACGCTTGGCGCTGGAAGAAAAACGGCAAGGGGATAGGCGCTCACTTATTCGTAGTGACCGACTTTCCAGTAGAGAACATTCCGGAGAATGTCACCGTTTTCAGCAAGATTGGAAACGATGAATTGGTGCGATTGCAAAACTCCTGCCAGTTTCATTTGCAGCCGTCGGCTACCGAAGGATGGTCGCACGTCCTGCACGAAGCAATGTCGGTGAACGCCAATATCTGTACAGTGGACGCTCCGCCGATGAACGAGATTGAATCGGCCTACCGGATTCCCGCTACTGGGCAATCTTCTTTCAATTCCGTGAAAATGTACGAAGTCTCGGCGCTGGACGTTCACAAGGCTGTCAAGGATTTGCTGGTGCTTGGCAAGCGCGGATTCTCGCAGTCCGGTGCGCCACGCAAGGAATTTCTCGAAGGCAATGAAGCGTTCAAAGCGGCTCTCACGGAGCATTTCACAATCCCAGTTCCTACGGTGCATGCTCCACGCGCACGCAGCGGCACGGCATCGTCCGTCGCTTTCATTGGTAACTTCACGGCCGAACACTCGACAGAGAACCAGATTCTATGGGCCTTGGAGCAAGGGCTAGGCTACGAAGTAGAAAAACTCCAAGAAAACAAAGTCGGGACAAGGGAAATTTACGAAGCCTGTGAGCACGCACAAACGCTTATCTGGGTTCGCACTCCTGGCTGGTTGCAGGTGCCGGATGAAGATATGTTCGAGCTACTGGAGTGGTGCAAGAACGAAGGCGTAAAAACGCTTTCCGTTCACCTGGATAAATTCTGGGATATTCCTACCCGCGAATCCCTAATTGGGAAGATTCCGTTTTGGAAAACGCAGTACGTGTTTACGGCCGACGGTTCAAGGCAAGAAGACTTCGCCAAACGGGGAGTAAATCATTTCTGGATGAAACCAGCGGTCTCGGAAGTCTATTGCCATCCTGGGACGCCAAGAGATGAGTACCGCTGCGATGTGGGATTTGTGGGAGCGAAGGAATACCACGCGGAATATCCTTTCCGGAAAAAGATGGTGGAATTTCTGCAAGAGACCTACGGCGAGCGGTTCAAGCACATAGAGGGAGTCCGCGGCCATCTGCTCAATGACGTATACGCTTCGATGAAAGTGGTGGTCGGAGATTGTTTTGGTGCGGGGATTCCTAACTACTGGAGTGACCGTGTTCCGGAAACTATCGGACGGCATGGATTACTCGCTCATCCTTCGATCAAGGGGTTGGAAGTACCGATGGCATGTTATGAGGCTCAAGATTTGCAAAGCCTGCGATATTCCATCGAAGTCTTGCTTTCGGATATTTCCCAAAATCCTAGAGGGGTAAAACAAGTTGTCATAGATGGAGTGGATTACGTTTGCAAGCACGATACTTGGACAGTTCGCATGCGTGAGATTTTTGAGACGGTGAACCAATGACCAAACTCTACATCGCTGGCGAGGAAGGATTTATCGGCTCACACTTGCAGGAATACGTGCGGGAAACTACGGATTGGGAGATTGTTTCCCAAGATGATTCCCCAGATTACGTGGTTCACTTGGCGGGACATTCGCAAATTGATAAGTCGATCGTGGACTCTGATTTGGTTCTTAATGATATTACTACGACGATAGGGTTATTGGATTGGGCTGCGGAACAGAAACAACTGGAAGCCTTTCTGTACTTTTCGAGCGATGAAGTTTTTGGACCAAAAGAAGTCATCTCGGATTTCGTTCCTTCTGATCGCTACAACCCAATAAGCCCGTATGCGGCAGGAAAAGCAGCTTGCGAATCCATGTGTATGGCATGGAGAGGCACTTACGGCGTTCCGACTATGATTACTCACTGCCAGAATCTTTTCGGCGAGAGACAGCCAGCAAACAAGTTTGTTCCGACCATAGTGCGCTGTGCGCTAAACGGTGAACCAGTTCCGATCTATGTCAATCTCCATGAAGGGAAAAGAGATTTTTTGCATGTGAAGGACGCTTGCTCGGCCATCGTGACGCTTCTCAAAGGTGGACTGGTTGGACAGAAATACAATATCTCAGACAGTGTGTCCTATTCCCTTGAATACTTAGTGAGACTGGTTTCTCTGGCGCTGGATGTGAAGATAAAAACTGTTTATCGAGACGCGAAAGACGTTCGCCCTGGATTTTTTTTGGAACATGGATTGGATGGCAGAAAACTCATGCAGTTTGGATGGGAACGTAGGCCGATAGTGGAATCTGTAACCGAAACAGCGCGTTGGATGGCTCAAGAGGAGAATAGGCATTGGCTCGGACTATAAACGTCGTCTGGCATGCTCAAGAGTATGGCCGGGGCCGATTCAACTGTACGGCCATGCTCAACGATATGCTGGACCTGTACCCTTGCGAGCATCACGGCGGAGCGAGCAAGATGCCGACAGGACTGGACGGCGCGGTTGTGGTGGTCCACGGCGGCCGCGAGATTGGCGGACTCGCTAAATTGCAGAACGACATTAAGAGCCTGAAATGGTGTCTGCTGATTTACCTTGGCGACGAAGAGGCAAGTTTTCCTTCGGAAATGATCGAGCACGAAAACATGCTCGCTTGGGTTCAGGAGCCGCTACCAGGTAAGCACGACTTTGCAAAACGTTTCATGGTCAACGGCTACGGTCACGACCACTTGAGACATTTAGAAAATTCTGTCTACAACGTACAAAGAGACTTAGATTGGTTTTTCGGTGGACAGGTCACTCACGAACGGCGCCGTGCCGTGGTGGACGCTCTGCGAACGCTAGATTGGGGCGGCTTCATCATAGAGACTCGCGGGTATCACCAGGGAATTTCCTTGCCTGAGTACTATCGCTGCCTCTGCCGTGCGAAGATCGTTCCGTGCCCATCCGGTCTTTTTTCTCCCGACGCAGCAAGAGCATGGGATGCTCTGGAATGTGGAGCGATTCCAATACTCGATAATTTCAGCCCAACGCGGAGCGAACCTGGATTCTGGGATTATGTTCTAGGACCTGGCCATCCTCTGCCCACGATCAGCGATTGGAAATTCCTTCCCGCGATGGTCGGATTCCTAAAGGACACGAAACTTCGGGCTGTGGAATGTTTAGCATGGTGGCAAGAATACAAGCGGGACTTCAATCTTTGGCTTGGCGAAGACATTGAGCAACTGACAGGGGAACTATGTACGAGAATCTGATAACCGTCATTACCAGCACGTCTCCGCTCGCTTCGCATCCTTCATCGGAGATATTCGATAAGGTTCAGCAGAGCACGCAATTCCATTTACCAGGCGTGCAAACGTTCCTGCTCTGCGATGGTATTCGCGTCCCTGAACACGAAAGCCGGCGAGCCGGCTACGAACTTTACAAAGACTCGCTGCGCCGCCGTCCCAATTTACGAATCTTCGAATGGGCTGATTCGGTTCAGCAGGGATTCATGGTCCGCGAAGGCTTGCGGCGCGTCACAACTCCTCTGGTGCTGTGGCAGGAGCATGACTACGCTCTGACGCTTGACCCGATCGACTGGGCCGGCATCGTTAACGCCATTCAGCAAGATCGTGCGCGAGTGGTGCGCTTCCACAACACTCCGGACATTCATCCGTTGCACCAACACCTAATGCTTGACTGCTACGAAGGCGCGGATGGGGAGCATGGTGGAACGAAAGTATCTGAACCTCCGCTAGTCTGTGGAGTGCCGATGATTCGCACCAGACAGTTCTGGTGCTGTCCATTCCTGACGACAACGAAGTGGTTGCGCGGAATGATGGAAGACGAAACGCTATTCACCGAAAACACTTACTGCGAGATTGAGCCGGTCATTTACGGGCCGATTTCTTATCATCCCTGGGAAGACTACAAGGTTATGGTCTACGCTCCTTCGGAGCCGTCCATACAACGCAGCCAACATTTAGGCGGTCGCGGCCACGATAAGGACGACCCCAAGAGGCCGATGACATGGTGAATCTTGAGCGCGCAGAAAAAGTAACGGGATGGATGAGCACGCCTGAGATGGAGTGGCTGGCCGAACAAGCCAAGCACGGCCTAGTCGTCGAGATTGGCTCTTGGATGGGGCGAACCACGCGAGCGATGGCGGACAACAAGCGCGATGGGCACATCTTCGCCGTGGATACATGGCAGGGCAGCGAAGAGAACCAGGACTTTCTGAAAGACAAGCCGCATGACTATCTGTTCACGGAGTTCTGCGGGAACGTGTCCGACCACATTGCCAGCGGAATGATTGTCCCGATGCGCCTTCCGTCTCTTTCTGCGGCCAAGTATTTTTTGAATATAGGGACGCAATTCCGGTTTGTGTTCATAGATGCCGCGCACGATTACGAATCGGTGAAGGCGGATATTCTCGCTTGGCGGCCGCTGGTCGAACGCGGTGGAATCCTAGCCGGTCACGATTACGATTGGGGCTATCCTGGCGTCGTGCATGCGGTTCGCGAGCTTATTTCTCCGACACCGAACCAGGCCGCCGGCGGTTCGAGCATTTGGTACACCCGTGTATGAGTTTTGTTGAGCGTCTTGTGAACGGACGCTACAAGGTCAAGATGCCTGAGCATATTGCGGACCTGGCAAACTGGGAAGACTGGGAACGGGCACGCTGCTTGAGCATGGAAGACAATCTATGCAAAGACGATGTTCTGTTTGATATTGGAGCGGAGACCGGATGGGCTTCCGCGATTTACGCGAAATTCGTTGGTCCGAAAGCAATGGTTCTCTTCGAGCCGAATTATGCCAACTGGCAGAATATCAAAGCGACTTGGGATGCCGAAGGATATGCCGACCCGCTGGCTTGTTGGATTGCTTTGGTGAGCGACGAAAACACTAAAGCCTATCCGGATTACGATGAAGGCTATCAAGGCTGTTGGCCGGTTCCTGCGCTGACTGGGAAAATATGGACTTCTGCTTCGCACCGCCACATTCACGAAGACACTCACCGCGTTCCGCAAGTAACGATCGACCAGTTTATTTCGGAGACTGGAATTATTCCCCATGCGCTGACGATTGACGTGGAAGGTGCCGAAGGCAAAGTATTGCGTGGATGCGCGAAGACACTCTTCGAACATCGGCCTTTGATTTGGACCAGTTTCCATCCTGAACTGATGATGCGGCACTACGGAATGGTGGTAGCCGACATTCACGACTGGGTGAAAGGTTTTGGCTACACCGCTGAGTTTCTTGGATTCGACCACGAAATACACGTTTTCTACAAACCGGAGTGACTATGAACTGGCCAAGCGTTTCAATCGCATTCCCCTGCTGGCGCCGCGGCGCGCTCCTGCGGAATACACTCGAAAGCATTCGCAAGCAGAACTATCCTGGGGAACTGGAATTGATCGTGGTAGAGGAAGAGAACGACGGGCTGACAGAACAACTAGCGGCGGAGTATGGAGCGACGTATATCCGCAACGAGAGAGCGGAGCCGTTTCCGGTTTTCCAGTCCATTACTAGATTGTGGAATATGTGCCTGAGCGCGGCTACCAACGATATTGTCATTTTGCAGTGCGCCGAAGTGCTCCACAAAAACAATGTGATAGAGAATCTGGTTGTGCGTGTCCTGGGAGGAGAAAAGATTCTGGCCACTCCGCTGATCGAAGACTTGGCGGAGGATGGCTCATTCGCTGGCTGGTATAACCATCCGACGGCAGGTTCGCGACCTGGATGGGTTTCCGGAGCCGGTCCGCATGCCTTTCGCCGCAAAGAGATGCTGGAAATTGGCGGGTACGAAGAGTTGTTCTACGGTTACGGCCATGAGGATGATTTCTTTTTCTACATCCTTAGAAAAAATGGTTGGAAGATCGAATACGTTGACTCCGCGCTCTGCGCGCACCAATGGCACGAACGAACCAAGTTTGAGCCGACGACTGGATACGCGAATCGGTCACTCATTCGCATTCTCACGATGGATATTGACGAAGGGAAACGACAACCCCTGGCGAATATCGGCAGTCCAGAATGGGCGTACGTATCCTTTTTGGATGTGGACGAACTCATATCCAAAGGGCTGATGCGAGGACTGGGGAAGACATACGACGACTGGGCACAACAACATTGGCAGCAGGGGGATTTACACCCAGATACAACATTCGTGGCGCAACGAACCATCGCCAATGAAGGGCATGGCAGAATTTCGGAAGTTGGGGAAATGATTACCGAAGCTGCTTGGGCGGTTATCCGGTCCCGTGAAGCAAAGTCAATCGCGGACAACCTAGCATCTCCAAAAGTGTGGGCTTTGAGAGCTAGGAAATGTGCCGTGATTCATTCCACCTGGGCCTCTCGCTCGCTGCACAAAGCCTATCGGTTGATGGAGTCCTAATGGCCAGCAAAGAACACTGGGACGTAACCGACGAGCGGGATATGTGGCTGAAGGTGATCGGAAAAGAGCAAGAAGACCGCACGGAAACAACTCTTCAATTCAGCAAGATACTGGACGGCATTCCCACTGACGGGGCTTGCTTGGAAATTGGCTGTGGCGCTGGCAGGTTCGCCCGGTTCGCTGTTTGGCATTTCGACCTGTACGTAGGGATAGACAGTTCGGAAAGTATTCTTTCCTACGCTCGTCTCAACGACCATATTGGAGTCAAAGAGTTTGTCTATACCGACGGAACCCATATTCCCTTTACGGATGGGCTATTCGACTTCGTGTTTTCCTTCACCTGCTTTCAGCACATGCCAACGCTAGAAATGGTGCAAGCCAATTTACGCGAAGCCTACCGCGTACTGGCTCCTGGCGGCTTGTGCCGCATTCAAACCGTGAAAGGGACGCCTGACCCAGACTATTTCGACGGTTGGGTATTCCCTTCTCCGGAAGCGTTCGCAAAAGAGTTTACCGATGTGGGATTCACGGTTATTGACGCTCACACGGAAGACCTTTGGATATGGGTGACCGCAAGAAAATGAGAGCCGACTCCCCTGAATGCCTGATGTGGGATGTGATCGTCAACGAGCAGAACTACACTCCGAAACCAGGTGACCGCGTTTTAGACCTTGGCGCTCACCACGGCTTTTTCTCGATGTACTGTGCGGCGCGGGGCGCGATGGTGCGCGCCTATGAGCCCGACCCTGACAACTTCATTCAACTGGAGCAAAAGATCGCCATTGCCAAGAATATGAATGCTCCGCCGTTCACGGCAATACAGGCAGCGGTGTGGAGCGAAGCCGGAGAAAAACTGCTATGGCGAGACCCGGCCAACTCTGGAGCCAATTCCATGCTTCGGTCGCTGTCCGATTTCTCTATCATGGTGAAGACTGTAAGCCTGTCCGAAGCGCTTTGCGGCAACCGATGGGACTGCGTAAAGGTGGACGTGGAAGGCGCCGAAGCGCAGATATTCCTTACCGCCAAGCCGGAAAGTTTCCGGCAGATTGCCTACCTGACGATGGAATTGCATAATGACGTTCTGACGCGGGAACAAAATAGATCGCTGGTGCTGCGAATGCAAAAAGAGTTTCCGAAGGTGACCGAAGTAAAGCAGTATTTCGAAGGGTTGCCGACTGAATCGGCTTGCAAGCTGTTTTGTTGGGGGCACTATGAATGAAGTGGTGATCGTACCGACCTACCGCCGTGAGGAGTTGCTTGCCTGCTGCTTAAAACGAATCCGCGAGTACGAGCCGCACATTCCCATTCACGTCTTCCCAGATCGCGGCACGCACAAGAATCGACAGGTTCAAGCAGTATGTGAACTCTTCAAAGCGCATGTTCATTTCGTTCCTGACAACGATTTCTACGGGAACACGGCGAATGTGATGAACGCCTACTTGTGGGCGTACAACACGGGCTATGACCGCGTGTACTACGTCGAATCGGACGTGATGGTGCATCCTGACTTTTTCTCATGGCATCGGGAGCAGCAAGAAGAGTATCCCGACATTTTCTGTTCGATGGGCTGGATATTCAACCGCGAAGCTCCGATTGAGGACGACATTCTTTTTCAGCCGTGGTTCTACAGTATCGGAGTCTGTTTCTCCGCTAAGAAACTGGAACTAGTTGTGGAACACTCGACGCCAAAGTACTACGGCGATATGCCTGGGTACATCTCTAAAAGATTCAATACCGACCCAATGACGGATGAGTTTGCGGTGTCGCACTGGGAGCAAGACGGTCTTTTGCAAAGAATCCTGAATGAAGACAAAAGCCAAACCGTAGCGCCTGGAATTGCCAAGTGCTCCCACGTTGGAGCGGTTCGCAGTTATGGCGAAGGTGGTCCACAGACTTACGAAGAATTTTTCGGGTTCGGACAGTTGGGGTTTGCCGACAGGGTGAAAAAGGTAGAGCAATTTATTGACGACCCTTACTGGCGCATTCTGGCTTTCGGACGGAAACTTGTTGAAAGGGAAGTCGGCCGCGGACTACCGAAACGGGAGTTTAACTATCACATCTCCTTGCCTGGTGGATGGGAAAGCAATTTCAAGTCCGAGATGAGCAAGGCGTTTCTTCCGAAGCGCATAAATTCAGTTTCCATTCCGGAACAAGCTGAAATAGTGGTAGAGTAGGCAGCAATCGCGGAATCGGGCCGCAAGAAACTATTTTGAGAGGCAAGCCCGATGCCGACTTACCCTACAGGAACAGGCGGAAATACTCCTGTTCCACTTCTGCAACCTGGCGTTCCAGGTTACGCTTTCGGCTCGCTTGACAAGAGTTTCCCGAACACTCTCCTGCAAATCACCAACGTAGCTCTCACCAGCAACGTCGCTACAGTCACCGTAACAGTCAGAAGAGGGAAAGTCCCTGCGGCTGGCAGTCTAATTTCGATCACCGGCACGGCTGGAGCCAGCGGCGCATTCAACGTTTCAAACGCCACGATTTCCACGGTGTCGATCGATGCAGTGACCGGCATCGGAACGATTACTTTCCCGTTGACTCATGCCGATGTGGTGAGCGCTCCGGATGCCGGACAAGGGTATGTTCCAGTTCCGGAAGTCCCTGAAACGCTGGCCGTCCAGAAAAGTCAAGCGTTTGCAATCCAAGATTCGATCGGGCGCGGCTATGGAATTACGTGGGCCTATAGCTGCCCGTCGGCGCCTTCCACAATTTCCATTCAGCTTGAGGGTGCGGTAAACAACAACGACAGCGAGTACACGGCTATCGGTTCTGCGGTGACCACGACAACCGGATACGTCGAAACCGTAGCGCAGGTTCCTAACCTTGTAAACTTCGTTCGCTTGAAGGTGACCGCCACTACCGGAGGAAGCGCTCCATCAATTATCGGGAAAATCGCTTTGGGAAGCTAAATAAGTGGCATATTCACTTGTAACGTCGGCTACTTCCACCGCCAAAACGTTGGTCAAATCCAACACGGCAGGAAATATGTTGGTGGTGATAATGCGGGCCACCAATGCCGGTCCCGCAATCCTTCAAGACACGCAAAGGAATGCGTGGATTGAGGTCATAAAGACACCTGATAACTCTGGGTCATCTATTTATCAAATGATGGTTTGCCTGAACTGCGTAGGCGGAGCCAACACGATCACCGCGAACGGGAACATCAGCTTTTACACATGGTCTTATGGGGAGTACGCCAACGATGTTCCCGGCGTGAATATCCTCAACACATTCAGAATCGCCAAAATAGCTTCTGGAACTGGAACGAATTTTGCCGCTCCGGTAATCAATTTCACCCCTAGCACCAACAACATAATCATCGGAGGGGTGGGAAACGGAACAGCAAACAGCCTGACTATCAGTTCGACTGGCTCCTTTGTTCAGGATGCTCTGGCAAACGGAAACGTGGGTTTGTTTCGTATCCTCAACGACAGCAACACCACAGAGACATTTTCAGGTACTTACAGTTCTGCGGTTTCTTGGGTGGCAATGGCTGCGGCGTTTACCCGCTCTCCGTCCACAGCTTCACTTTCAGTATCGAATGGAGTTTGGGTAAACAAGGGTGCAATCATTTCTCCGATTGCTGCGGACAGTCCCGGCCAGCCGAATGTGTTCTACGAATCCGGCTCAAAGATATTTTCTGGGACCGTATTCAAGATGATTTTCAGCACCACGGCGGGACTTTGCTACGCAGAGAGTATCGATGGAATTACCGGCTGGACAAGATACGGAAGCAATCCGATCATCGCTGGCGCAAAACCCTATCCCAAGGTGTTCAAGAATGGTTCTACCTACTACTTGTATACCGGAGTGCAATCGGGACCGATCAAGGTTTACACGGCCACAGATTTAGTCGGGCCTTGGACGTTGCAGAACGCCACGGCTCTCACCATTACGCAGTTCTGGGAAGGCGCTACTTTCTTTGGACAGCTTTGTGTCGCCGGTCAGGATGGCGGCGGTACGTGGCATGGATACTACACTTCCATAAACCTCGCAAATTACAACACTAACTACATCATGGGCCATGCAACTTCGACCGATCTAATCAATTGGACGAAGGATTCGGCAAACCCGGTACTAATCGAAGAATTTCCAAGCAACATGGATTTTCACCTTATCGGGGGAAGCTATTACGGCTGGTCGCAAATAGTTCAGCCTGGATTACCAGCACGCGGAAATGGCTCGCTTCCGTCAGATATTACGCGGTATATCGGCTCCGGTCCCGCAGGACCATTCAATTTACTGTCCGTATCCACGTTCTACCGCAGCACCAGCGGTGAAGGCGTAGGCGAGCAAGCTGGACAAGTCGCTGACCCCTCTCTGATCGAAGTAAACGGCAGCGTTTACATGTATATGACGATCACTTTTGACGGGAGCAGCGGAGCCAATTTTTCCATTAGCTGCGCTGTTGCGTCCATCCCCTTTTCTCAACTGGTTACGACCACTGAAGGCATTCAGAACGTTCCTATTCCTTCCAATATCAGTTTGGTCGTTCAACTCACTCTTTTGGCTTCCGATACATTCAGCGGAGGCAACGCCAATCCCATTGGCGGGAACTGGTCAACACTCGCTTCCAGCGCTGCTTTTGGAGCGATGCAACTTGCTTCGAACAAGATGGAGCCAGCATCCGCTGACGGAACGATTCAGGGAGCCTCTTATTGGAATGCGCTTGCATGGCCAGCAAATCAGTGGTCGCAAACGCCATTAGGAGCCAGCGTAGGGGCTACCGCCAGAAACGGAGTCATTCTGCGCGGAAATACCAGTGGCGTCGCCACGTGCTATGTAATCTCGGTTGTCGGAGCGCTTGGAGGAACTTGCAGTGTCCGTTTCGATAAATACCTAGCGGGAGTCCTTACAACCCTTGCAACTTACGCCAGCTACGGAACTGTATTTGTGGGAGACGTTCTGACCGGAGTGGTCGAAGGAACCACGCTTTCCGCCTACATTAACGGAAACTTGGTCACGACGGTTGTCGATACCGACATTGCAACTGGAGCAGCGGGAGTTTGTCTGTTCGCTCCAGTGGCGGTTACCAACGCGCAGATTACGGGATGGGCTGGAGGAGCGGTTTCGACAGTACTGATTTCAGGGAATGCGGGGATAGCCGGAGCCACCGTCTCATATACCGGGCCTACCAGCGGTTCAGTTACCGCCGATTCCTCTGGCAACTACTCCATATCTGGCGCCCAGGACGGGACGTATACGGTCACGCCTAGTAAGACCGGGTACTCTTTTTCTCCTTCAAACCAGACGGTGCCTATTAGTGGGTTGAATGTAGGTGGAATTAATTTCACAGCGACTCAAGTTGCCGTAGCAACTCCGACATTTTCTCCCGTTGCTGGAAGGTACAACTCTACGCAGACGGTCACAGTGTTAGACACGGATTCTGGATTGGCCGGTTTTGCGATGTACTACACGATCGATGGAAGCGTGCCGACAACGGGCTCAACGCCCTACAGCGGACCGATTACGGTCCACAATTCGGAAACCATAAAGGTTTTGGCGGTGGCCACTGGTTACGCCAACAGCGCGATTGCGTCGGCCACTTATGTTATCGCAGGTGGCGGAGACTTCGGATTCAAGTTTACTTATGGATTCTGAAAGCGTGATATAGTTCGACGAAGCGGAATCGGGCCGCAACGAATCCATTGCTGAAAGGCACGCCCGATGCCACCGTACAATTCTTCTCCAGGCGTCAACACTTTTCCCAAGGTGCTGCAACCTGGAGTGACCGGCTACGCTTTTGGTTCTCTCGACTCCAAATTTCCCACCACGCTACTCCAGATTTTAACCGTCGCTATTTCAAGCAACGTCGCCACGGTCACGGTAACGATTCGCGAAGGCAAAATTCCCACGGTCGGAAGTCTGATTACCATTCGCGGTACGAGTGCCGCCGGCGGTTCTTTCAACATCCTGAATGTGGCGATTGCTACGGTCCTGTTCGACTCCGTGACTGGCATCGGCTTGATTACCTTTCAACTGGTGCATGCTGATGTTGTGGCTGTGGCCGACACTGGTATGGGCTATGTGCCCATGCCGGAAATAGGGGAAACGTGCGCGAACGGAGCGAGCCAAGCATTTGCGATTCAGGATATTGCTGGCCACAACGAAAACGGACTCACGGTTCAGTGGAGCACTTTTTATCCTTCTTCGCCAGCGGTGATAACCGCAATCCTGCAAGGCGCTGACTTTGACGTGGACAGCCAATATATCGAAATCGATCGAAGCACGCAGTTGCCGTCGGACAGCCGTTCCAGCACGCAGACCAGGTTTAAGTTTCTCCGCGTTCTCTGGCAGGACCTTGCAGGTGGAACTCTTCCCACGGGAATTGTTCGTATCAACATTTGAGGTTCACGATGAAAAAGACGTTTCTTGCGTTGCTCTTGCTGGCTGCGATTCCGGCATTCGGCCAGTATCGTCAACCTGTCACTACACACACCAATGCCGAAGGAAAGATCGACTACGTTGACTTTCGCGCAGCAGACCTAGAAAAGTCTGAAGCGGCTCCAGACCCACAAGCGCACGTCCAGATTCAGAAGGCGGGAATTTTCGATTTCCAATGCACGACTACGCCTTCGAATCCTCCTAGCGGCAATGCGCGCTTCTACTGCGACTCTGGAACTGGTCAAATGGCTTGCCTCACTTCTACGGGCGCAAGTTGTCTTTCTGGGGGCGGTGGCGGTGGTGGTGGAAACGTAAACAGCGTAGGCTTGGCGGCTCCAACTGGAATGGTCGTTTCCGGCTCTCCGGTTACGACTTCTGGAACGCTGACTTGGGCGATGCCTACGGGATGGGTTCTGGCAGACTTGCTCGTTGGAAATGGAAGTAATTCAGTGGCGCGTCTGCCGGCGCCGACAACTCCAGATACAGTTACTCAGACGTTGATTTCTACTCCGTCCGGTGGCGCGACGCTGCCGCAATGGGCGCTTGCGGGACTTCCTGGCCGCGTAGTTTCGGGAACCACAGACACAATCGTTGCTGCTGACCGGACTCCGCAAACAATCGAATATACGAGCAACAGTCCTACGGCAATTACAGTTCCCGACCCTGCCAGCACTGGTTTCAATGGGAATCCGTCTTTTGTGACGATCGCGGAAGGCTTAGGGCCGTACACATTCACTCCGCAGACTACGGCAGTCATAACCTATTGCGACGGCTCAAACTGTTTCGACGGGCAGCCTTCGCTGACCTTGCAGAAAGGGCAGTACGCTACCTGGTCTTCGCCCACTACTTCAAACTGGATTGCGCGTGTGGCGAGCACACAGCCGATTTCACAGCCGCCCGTAGTGAATGGATTGATTTCCGGTGGTGGAGTGGTCTGGACAGGACTGCTGAATTTTACCTGCTCCGCTGCGACGTATGCCATCGGCGGTACGGTTTACAACTCGGCTCAAACCAACATTACGCTTTCGGCGGCCGACCCGACGAACCCGCGCATTGACGTGATCGCGGTAAACAGTTCTGGGGCTTGCGTGGCGATTACCGGAACGCCGGCGGGAAGTCCCGCGGCTCCTACTGTTGACCCTACCAGTCAGTTGTCCTTGACATTTGTTACCATCGCGGCGACTGCCACGACACCGACGCTATCAAGTATTTTGGTCTACGATGAAAACTCCACTCCGCCGACCGAATACACTTGCACGCCCACGGCGAATTTCAACTGCAATTCGACCAACAATCCTTTCCATCTGACCCATGACATAGAAGCGACGACGGCGGTCGCCACAAACGGCGTATCGCTTATAAACAGCGGCACAGTGAATTTCTCGACTTATAGCACGCTCTCTTTCAACATTAGGAATAAAGCCAGTTGGCCAAGCGCCAAATCGCTGCAAATCTGTTTCTTGAATAGCGCGACGGTGGTAGGCAACTGCGTGGCTTTCAAGAATGGCGTGTTCGGATTCAACCAGACCAACATTACCAGTTACCAGCAAATCGTGATTCCGCTTTCTGTCTTTGCGCTTGGCACTACGGTTGCCGATCGCGTGCGCTTCCAAGTCCTCGGCACTGGCGGCTCCATCGGCTTCTATCTCGACTGGATTCAGATTCAGAGCACGCTCTCCGGCAGCGGTTCGTCTTCCTTTCAGTTGCAGGTAAACGGGCAGAACACGCAGCAGACGACAAACTTGGCGGACAACGCCAGCGTAACTTGGTCCTGCACGGTGGCTGCCGGAACTACTATTTCGACTTGCAAAGCGACGGCAGTTGGCGCTCCTCCGTCCGGCGCTGCTGGTGGTGCATTGGCAGGGACGTATCCTAACCCGACGCTCGCGAATGGAACGGCCTGCACCAATCAGGTCGTTACTGCAATCAGTCAGAGCACGTCTGCGGGAACATGCTCGACCGTTGCAAACGCCATGCTCGCCAATTCAGCGACTACGGCCAACGGACAAACCTGCACGCTCGGTTCAACCTGTAATGTCAACACTGGAGCGACAGCGCACAGCGTAGCAATCAATCAAGGCAATGGCTCTGCTCTCACTGGGGTTGGCGCCGGAACGACTGGACAAATTCTGCGAGCTACGACAACTGCTGACCCCGCATACATAGATTTTCCCGACGTGAAATTCATCCCTGCGGCGAATTGCAATAACGCTACGGGCGGAAATGGCTGGAGCATCGGCTCTGGCGGGACAGTGACGTGCCGCGCCGGAACAAACAACCTCGGCGGCTACATTTCGATAACCGACACGGCGAGCACGTTCGCCACTTTCCAAGTTCCAATTCCCGAAGATTGGGACACGTCAAGCAATCCGTATATCCGGTTTCAACTCGCCTCGACCGACGCGACGAACGGCCATACGATTATTCCGTCGATTCAGGTTGCTTGCTACAAAGGCGACGGAAGCACCACGGATGATGTGGCGGCGAACGCAGCGCATTCGCTTTCAACGACTACGCTAAACGGAAACGCGAATAGGTTCTGGTCGAGTTCAAATGTTCAAATGAACTCCACCGACGTAACCGGATGCGTGGCCGGGGCGCTTATGCAGATCACGGTTGGAAGGGCGACCGATACCGCCACTAACGCAGAATTTTATGGAGCGACGATCACTTTCCCAAGATTGATTGTAGTACAGGCAAACTAATGAAAGTATTAACACTATTGATCGTTTTATTTTGTGCGATTCCTGCTCGCGCAACGGACCCAGTGAATACCTGCAAAGGGGATACTGGCACCGGCACTGGAACCTCGGCAACTTGCAGCACCACGATAACGCCAACGGCTTCCGGCCATCGCTTCGTCGCTACTGCGTACACTTTCGGAAATCCAGCCACAATAGTATTTACCTTCAGCGATACGGCGGGAACTTCATGGTCACAGTTGGCCGAATCCGATACCAGCGGTGGCGCAGCGCAAATAATTTTAATGTCTTGTACGCAAATCAATACAACCAGCGCACAGACTTTCAGCGTTTCGATGAATCAGCCGGCTACCAGCGTCGCTATTACAGTTGCGGAATATGCCAATTTAACATCGTGTTCCCTCGATAGTGGGCTAACAGCAAGTTCTCACGGTAACACTTCGGGCGTGGTCGGCGTGTCTGCCGGGACCATCGGCGTGACAACGCAAAATGACAGAATTATCAGTTCGATTTTCACATGCACTCTTAGCGATACAACCGTCAACAGCGCAGGTTCTGGGTACACGAAACAAATTTCCGATCAGTTCAACGCATCGGGTATAGGGGGATGCGTGGGAACCAACGAGTTAGAAGACAGATTCGCCGCGATAGGTAGTTATGCCGGGGCTTGGACGATTAACGCCACCACTGGCTCAACTTTCACTTGCGGCGGTGCTACGAACCGGGTTTGTTGGGCCGCGCTTGTAGTAGCAGTGCCTTCCACTTCTGGGCTAAACACCGGATTCCCGATGGTCATAAAGTATCGAAACGTGCCGCAAAAAAAGATTCCTTGGGACAATCGCAAACATAGATTGGAAATTGTGAGACTGTGAGACGACCTCTAAAAATTGCGACGGCAGTCGGTGTAGGCATCGGCATTGCTTTGTCTTTTTTCTTCTATCAGAGCCACAAGCCGAAACCTAAGCCTCCCGTCTACCATGCGGTTCTGAAAAAGGAACTGCTCAAACGCAAACTGCTGACGCTGACCTTTGTAAACAACGTCTACATTTCTCAATCCGGTGCCGGTGGCCAAACAGGAGCGGACTGCAACAACGCCAAGCCAGTCACCTACTTCAACAACGTGGCGAACTGGACGGCTGGAAGTCCTACGGGCATTCAGATCGGTCCAGGGACAGGCGTCCACCTTTGCGGAAGCATCTCGACCAGTTTAACCATGCAAGGAAGCGGCGGAGTCGGCAGTCCGGTCGGCATTCTCTTTGAACCTGGCGCAAAACTTTCTCAAACCGTCTGCCCTGTAACTGGATGTTTCAACGGCAACGGCAAAACTGACTTTGCTTTGGACGGCCTTGGAACTGGCAATCCGTGGTTCGGGACTTTTGTTCCGAATGGAATTATCGAATCCACGCAGAACGGTTCTGCTTTGGCAAACCAAATTGCCGCATCGGAATTAATCAATATCGACAACACGAATCGGGTAACGATTCAGAACCTAGTTTTGCAGAATGCCTATGTCCATTCTTCTCCTTCCGACTTGGCTCCAACGCAGCCTGACCCTTCTGCGGTCCACGCGCAAGGCGCCAGCAATCTCACGATCACCAACAATCAGATTCACGATGCGCTGTGGGCGCTTTATTTCGGGCTGCAAAGCTCAAATATCACCGTCAGTTTCAACGACATTTATAATTCCGACCACGACCTTGCGCCATCGGTCACAACTCAAACGATGGATTCAGTGTTTATCCACCACAACATTTTGCGCGACTGGTCCAACTGGGATACCACGACCAATAAATATCACCATGACGGAGTTCACAATTTTCAGGCTGGCGGCGGCACGTTCAGCCACGTCTATATCTACAACAACCTGTTCGAAGGCGACCAGGGCGTAAACAATACCGCGCATATTTTCAATGAAGGCTCGACGGCCGCGACTTCGATTTGGGTATTCAACAACGTTTTCACGTCGCCGGCGGGACGAAGCTGGAATAACGGCTCGCTGTGTCTGACCGTCGGCAGTCTCGGCTCTGGCCACGCCTACAACAATACCGTGGTCACGATCAGCGGACAGGCGGCATCGCTCGCCAAGATGGAAGGAACGAACTCAGACTTCAGGAACAACGTGATTGTTTTGAATAGTCCTGGCGGTGGTGGTCCTGCGGTCAATCAGTACGGCAACACGCCTCCAACGTTCGTGACTGGCGGACTTGATTTCAACTTCTATGGAATCAGCCCGACGACAGGGCAGTATTTTGTTAAGACTTGCGGCGGTGCTTGCGCTTTCGTGGACTTCCCGACTTGGAAGCCGTTATTCGCTCCGTCCAGCGGACAAGAAGCAAATTCTCTTGCTTCGCTGCCATCGGCTTTCAATGTCAATACCACGACCGGCATCCCTGGCGCGGGTTCGACTCTTTTCGGGAAAGGCACGAACCTTACCGCTTTGTGCGTCGGGAATCTCACTCCTCTTTGCACAGACTTCAATGGAGTGGCGAGACCGGCAACCGGCAGTTGGGACCCTGGCGCATATCAATCGGGAAGCGCTGGCAGTCCGGTACTTAGTTTTTCTCCGAATCCGGCAGCTTTCGGGAATCAACTGCAAGCGACGACCAGCGCTCCGCTGACAATCACCGTATCCAACAGCGGGACAGCCGCGCAGACGCTTTCAACGCCCTACTGGACAATCACCGGAACGAACGCGAATAACTTCGCCAATGCCGGCACGGGAACCTGCACCAACGGGGGAAGCATTCCGGTAAGCGGCTCTTGCACGGTGAACCTGACATTCACTCCGTCCGCAACGGGCTCCAGAACGGCCACGCTGACGATTCAAGGCACGATCTTCGCGACGGAAGGATTGACGGGAACGGGCACTCTCCCTGTCATCGGTCTTTCGCCAAGCCCTGCGGCTTTTGGAAACCAGGTGGTAAGCACGCCAAGCTCGCCGCTGACTGTGACCGTCACAAATACTGGAACGGCCACGGAAACGCTCGCCAGTCCATATTTTACGATTACCGGAACCAATTCCACTGACTTTACGAATCTCGGAACGGGAACGTGCGCGAACGGGGGCTTAATCACCGCAAGCGGTTCTTGCACTATTAATCTACGGTTCACGCCGGCAGCCGCTGGAGCCCGTAGCGCGACTCTGAACCTTCTGGGAACGGTCAATGCTTCGGACTCCCTGACCGGAACGGGTACGCAAGCGGCTATCAGCGTAACGCCTAGCCCTGGAGCGTTCGGAAACCAGAACGTCAATACGACCAGCGGACCTTTGACCCTGACCGTGACGAACACCGGCACGGCCACGGAAACGCTCTCGACGCCGTACTTCACCATTACCGGAACCAACTCCAGCAATTTTGCGAATGCTGGAACGGGTACGTGCGCGAACGGTGGAACGATTGCGCCTAGCGCAACGTGCACGGTCAATCTGACCTTCACGCCATCGGCGGCCGGCGCGCGCTCTGGCACTCTTAATATCCTGGGAACGGTGAATGGAAGCGATTCGCTGACAGGCACAGGTGTCGCTCCGGTAGTCTCTTTGAGCCCGACAAGCATCGCCTTCGGGAATCAGACCATAAATACGTCGAGCGGGAACCAGGCGGTAACCCTCACCAATACCGGAACGTCCACGCTCACGATCACCAGCATTACCCTGACCGGAGCTAACGCCGCGGAGTTCAGCACCAACAGCAGTACATGCGGCGCCAGCCTTGTTGCGGGTGCTTCGTGCTCCTTGAATGTGGTTTTCACTCCCACGACAGCGGCCAGCAAAACAGCTAATTTGACGTTTACAACGAGCGCAGCGACAAGCCCTGACAATGTGGCGCTGACGGGTACAGGCGTCGTTCCGGCCGTTCCAGTACTTAGCTTCTCGCCTAGTCCTGGTGCCTTTGGGAACCAGTTACAGAACACCACCAGCGCGGGGTTGACGGTCACGGTCTCGAACATCGGGACTGGCGCCGAGGTCCTTTCAACTCCTTTCTTCACGATTACCGGAGCCAATGGCACGGATTTTGCCCGATCTGGCGGGACGTGCGCCAATGGTGGGACTATCGCGGTCTCCGGCTCTTGTACGGTCATTCTGACTTTCACTCCACTGGGAACGGGTAGCAGGACTGGGACACTCAACATTTCAGGGACGGCCAACGGTTCGAACGTGCTGACCGGAACGGGGATTCAGCCGATTATCGGGCTCTCGCCAAGTCCGGCAGCCTTTGGCAATCAGTTGCAAGGAACGACTAGCGGTGGCCTCACGGTGACGGTCTCCAACACTGGTACAGGCACAGAGACTCTAGGGACGCCATTCTTCACTATCACGGGAACCAACGCTTCGAACTTCGCGCAGAGCGGTGGAACCTGCGTTAATGCCGGCACGATTGCGCCGTCTGCCTCCTGCACCATCATCCTGACCTTCACTCCTTCCGCTACAGGGGCGCGCACAGCGACTTTAACGATACAAGGGACGGTAAACGCTACGGACTCGCTGACAGGCACAGGCACGTTCCCTGCTGTTGCGCTGGCGCCTAATCCTATGGCCTTCGGCAATCAGAATGTGAACACTACCAGTTCGCCGGTTACGGTCACCTTGTCCAATACGGGTACAGCTTCCGAAGTCTTGGCAACTCCCTACTTCACGATCACGGGAACGAATAGCACGAACTTCGCGAATGCGGGTACTGGGACGTGCGCGAACGGTGGGACGGTGGCCGCAAGCTCCTCTTGCACTATCAACCTGACGTTTACTCCATCGGCCACGGGCAGCCGAACGGCGACATTGAACGTTTTCGGGACGGTGAACGCCACAACGAATCTGTCTGGTACTGGTATCGCTGCCGTCGTGTCCCTCAATCCAACGAGTATCGCTTTCGGGAACCAGACAACCTCAACGTCCAGCGGGAATACGCTGGTCACGCTGACGAATACCGGCACGGCAACACTCACCATTTCGAGCATCGCCCTGACCGGAACGAACAGCAATCAGTTCTCGACGAACGGAAGTACCTGCGGAGCGACACTCGCTGCGGCCGCATCCTGCACGCTCAATGTGGTCTTCTCTCCCACGACGATTGGAGCGAAGTCGGCCAGTTTGACATTTTCGACAAGCGCAGCTTCCACTCCCGATAACGTTACTCTTACCGGAACTGGCGTTTCTGCCGGCACTCCCGCGCTTAGTTTTTCGCCTACGCCGGCGGACTTTGGCTCTCAGACACAAGCCACAACGGGACCACCGTTGACGATCACGGTCACCAATACGGGCACGGCGCCGGAAGTCTTGAGCACGCCGTATTTTGTAATCGGCGGAACGAACGGAACGAATTTCGCCAATTCGTTGACCGGCACTTGCGCCAACGGGGGAACCATCGCGGCGAGTTCTTCTTGCACGGTCATAATGACCTTTACGCCTTCGGCTATCGGAACACGGTCTGGAACCTTGACGATTCAGGGCACAGTGAACGGAAGCAATCCGCTGACTGGCATCGGTCAACCGACTGGTGCGGTATCCCTAACCCCGACCAGCATCGCATTCGGCAACCAGGACAGCGGAACGACCAGCAATCCGCGGTCGGTCGTTCTGGTGAATATCGGCGGGTCTACGCTGACGATTACCAGCATCGCGCTAACCGGAACAAACGCAAATCAATTCCTGATCGACACAAACACCTGTGGCGCGACACTGGCGGCTTCGGCTTCCTGCTCATGGAACGTGAGTTTTTCTCCGAACGTGGTCCAAAGCGACACGGCAAACGTGACAGTCACTACCAGCGCGTCTACCAGTCCAGACAATATCCCGCTGACCGGAACGGGAAGGACTCCTACGCCTCCAAGCACTCCGGCGCCGGCGATTGTGATTGTTCGCGCTTTTCCGGTCGGGAGCGTGTTAGTGAATGAGAATGCGGGAGGAGTATCGCCAAAAAATTTTCAGGTGTCTCTCGGCGGTTGCAGCCAAGACGGAGTTAACTTCCAGAACCCATGCCGATTCGCAATCACTTGCGGAAATTGCGGAAGGCAAACTACAGTACGATTCAACGGAACACAGGTAAGTCAGTCGTACTCAAAAGGGGTGGTGACGGTTAGTATCCCTGTCACGCTTTTCACTTTGCCGGCGACGCCGACGGACTATAGTTTTTCGTTACTAAACTAGAGGGAGACCAGCCCAGATGATCGGTTCAACAGCCGTAGCGAACGCGAAGCAGTACGCTTGGAATGATTGGCTAATCGGAATCATGCGGTCGTTTTTGAGCGGTGGAGCGGCCGCGCTCGTCTCTGGCAGTGGCGGCGCCATCGCTGGAATCACAGCCAAGCAGCAGTACATTATGATGGGCGCCAGTTTTATTTCGATGGGCTTGTACCGTCTTGGTGAGTTTCTGACGCTGCACGGCGCTCCAGATAAGCTACAGCAGACATTGCAGACCGCACAGGACGCGACACAAAGAGCAGGGGAGGCTATTGCATCGGCGCAAACGCAGGTAGAAGATAAACCGAAGTCGTAGACCTGGGGGGCTCTCCGTACCGTGAACGGAAGCAGCTTCAAGCACGAAAATACGCCCGAAGGACGTTTGGCCGCCATCGTAGTTATGGTGGCGGCTAAAATGGAAGATGAGTTTGCGCGGACCGGCACTGGACCGAGTAAGCCCGACATTGCCGACCTAAGAGAAATTCTTAGGCCATTTGTCCAACGAGAAATAATTCATGCACGCTTGGACGAAGCCTCACACTCGCTAGACCAGAAAGCCGAACGGCGAGCCCACCTGATTAGACAGTTCTATGTTTACGAAGCGCAAATTCCGAAAGAACTGCGGAAGGAACTGCTTCTGTGAGCGAGTGGATTACTGCGGCTATCTTCGTCGTTGGAGCAATTTATGCAGCCGGCAGAGTCTTGTCGAACAACAAAGCGGAAATCGACCAAGCCAAAATAGACCTGAACCGCATGGGACAAAAGATTCGAGATGAAGAAAGAGCCGCGCTCCGTAGGCATTTCAATAGCAGTCTTTTACAGGTAGCGTGCGAAAACGACCGGAAAACCAGATTCAAGATAGCTGGACAACTCAAAGAGGATTAGACAGGCCGATAGAATCTTAGGCGGCCGATGTTTAGGGTGTTCACGAAGTCCGTTTCTTTTCCCCATGCTTTCGGCCAGTCCATGCTTAGGTCGTGGTAGAAGGTGGCGCCGTCGGTTGAGTCTGGGTCTTCCCCTACTAGGACTGCCGCTGCCGCTGAAAGGCAATCTGTCCACGACGGACTATCGTCTGCTGGCCACACGGTAGAGTTTGGGTCGTTAGCGTTAAAAGACGAAAATTGCCAAGGCTTGAGTACGACACTTTGAATATCGTGGCCCCACCATCCCGGCTGCGATGCGCGATTTTTTATAACGTGCGCGACTGCTCTTTTTGCAAAAATAGTCTCTCCTCTGGCTTCCCGGTATACGCATAATGCCATGAGCGAGAGGTCACTCAATTCGCCATAGGGTTTACTTTCCATTTTGTTTCCTATGTTCAAATTTGTGACACATCTTGCACAGCCAAACTACATTCAACTGATTTTCTTTCGAGTAGCCTTTGTGGTGATGGCCCTGTGTTTTTTCTACAAGTCCGCAATGTTGGCAAAAAGCAGACCGAGTCAGTTTGCCAGTTTTCAGGGCATAGTAGAGGATGGCGTAGGCTCTCGGTTTCTCAGGATTTTTTGCCGCATATTTTGCCGCAATCTTCTGTCGTTTCTCTCTGTTATTCTCTTCCCATCGCCTTCTTACCTTCCTGTCCTTATAGCTGTTTTTGCGTCTCATTTGACGAATCTGATCTAGGTTGCGGAGCCACCATCTCTTCCATCTTGCTTTTTTCTTTTCTGGGTCGTGCATAACGTCCTCCCAATTAAAAAGGCATGCGCCGGGGTTGGGTAAGCGCATGCCTTTGGCGGTGCGGCACTACTGGGGAAACTCTTACTTCCAGATACCCAAGTGCTGAATCCAAGAGTCCAAGAGAATATCGGAGTTTGCTGCGTCCGAATACCGGAGCCAGAAGTTACCGTAGTTCCCCCACTTCGGTCCCCACGAATTGCGAACCAGGAAACTCCCACCGTTTACAGCGTCGTCGAATCCGATTGCCAAAACTTCATGGCCTCCAAGCACATTTTCCATAGTGTTTGGACTCCACAAGCCATTTGCTCCTATTGCCTCAAAGGACTCGTAGACTGTAAAACCAATGCGGAAGTTGTAGCCCGAAGCGATACACGACTTCATATCGTCTACGGTAGTGAGCCGGTGATACTGGCCGGTTGCCCACTGCTTTGCGGAGTCCAGTTGCGCCTGTGTCGGCGCCGTGGTGAAGTCTCCGGCAATGTAAGGCATCTCGGAGCGCAGCGCACAACCGAATTTGTTGAGTGCCATGCAAGAGGTTCGCCCATAACTGCCGGAGTCTCCTTCTGAAAGTGTTCCGTCGAGTTGCCGTTCGAGATAGTAGATGAAAGACGGCGAATACATTCCTTCCGTGCCTGGCGCTACGACCTGGCCGCGATTGTCGATTTCTTTCCAGTGAAGAAATTCGCGGTCGGCTGCGGCTGCGTGCGCCGTGCAAGAGCCTTCATTGCCTTGGTCCAGCACTGGTCCCATAAAGTCCAGATTGTCCATAGCGGTAGTGGTAGCCGCTTGGAGTGGCGCGCGGCCAACGCCTAAATCCCTGAAGTCGGGCAAGTCGTGTTTGTAGCCGTAACGCCTTCCTGCTGGTGACAGTTGCAGTGCCATGAATTAGCTCCTAGAGAATCGCCGTCGGTGGAACTTTCACATCTGCCGGTGCGGATTTGAGGATTGCGTCAAAGTCTTTCTTGAACGCGCTGGCATTTCGTTCTTTTGGCGTAACGGTTACAGCGGTGTTTGCTACCTTAACGCTGGAAATTGTGGTTCGCACGCCTTTCATGGCCGTAGATGCCGGCAAACGATTCACGAATGCGGCGATGGTGGATAGAACGACTTGCGCCAGTCCGGTGATAATTCCTAGCAGACTGCCGGAGACATTGAGAGCCGCAAGGAAAGTAGAAAAGTTGTCCACGATAGCCTTGAACGCGGCTTCTACTTTGGCCAGTGCGCCAACTGGCGGTGGTGTGGTGCTCTGGTATTCCTTCACGGCTGCGGTGAGCGCGGTGAAACCAGATTCGATCAAGGCAATGATGGACTGAACCGCCGGACTGATAACCACACCATTGCCGGTCAACACAGCCAGAATCGAATTAAGCGCGGCCTCCCCGACCGGAACCCAAGATAGTATGTCGGAGAACACATTGCAGCCGGAAATCAAAAGCGAGCTACCACCAGCGGCGAGAAACAAAACAAATGAGGCTATGCGTGCGGTAAACGTGCGTCGATTCATTGATTCTCCTTTTTCCCTTGGTCGCGGGAAGCGTATCACAATTTCAGACTTCTTTCTTCTGTCCTGTAAAGCGGTATTCCCATAGGCCGGAGCCTGGTCGTGAACGGCGCTTGTCGATCACGTAGCCGGCGACACGGGCATTGCGAATCTGGGAGCCAACGCTGCCATGCGGGGTGTTGGTCTTTTCCGCAATCTCTTGCAACGTGTGCCAGTCAAGATCGGCCAGAACGTTCAGGATGCGGCCGTACTGGACGGTCAGCCGCGGCACGTCCAGTTTCTTGTCAACGGCTTCATGCTTCTGGTGTCCCAGAACTACCGCCGGTTTCTTTCTGTACGTCGATATTGGAAATAGACTCGGTTGGCTCGCCATGTTTTTCTCTTACCTCGATTCCTTTGGACCTCGGCGTAGCAATGATAAACACGCCAATGTTGGGATGGTGGTCACGAACGTCTTTCAGTAGCGCGTTGGCCAGTTCGTAACTGAATTTCTTGCCGTCGCAAACAAACAGGTAGGAGTGGTCGGGCTTTAATTCGTAACCTTTGACCAGCGTGGCGAGCGGTTTGTAGTCTTCGACTTTCATTTCTTTTTGCGGAAGTCTTTGGCGTTCGGGCAGACGGTCCAATGTGCTTCTAGCTTCTGGGACTCGTCGTCCTCGGTCCCTGATACTGCGGACATTGGCATTTTCTTGCCGCGTGGCGTTTCAAACCACTGCATCTCGGCGCCACACCCTCGGCATGCGGACGAACCTGTGTACTTGTACCCTAGGCTCTCCAATCCGTCGCGGGTGTCTGGAACGGCCACTAGTCTTTTTCCTTCTTTATCCGGACTTTCACGTTTTCTTTTTCGTGGGTGATCTTCACTTCAACGCCATCGTGGTTGTAGGTCTCTTTTTTGTGCTTCTTCATAAGCACCAGGAGAGTTCCCTTTGTGTCCACTTCGGCTGTGGTCAACTTCATGCGGTCGTCTCGGATATTCGCGTATTCTCTAGCGGCGTCTTCCAACTCCTCGATTTCCGGGTCTTCCATTCCTGGGAGCCGGCTGGTCTTCCCGCGCTTCTTGTTCGCGTCGGAGAGTAGTTCTGGTTTGTGCTTCGGCGCTTCCTCGTCTTCTTTCGGTCCGATACCTTTTTTCCCGGTCTGCTTTGGTTTGTGTTTTGGTAGCGTGTCTTCCGGTTTTCTTACCAATGGTAGTTCCTCCCGATTTAGTGAACTGCGAGATGTGGAACGAAGTCCGCAAATTAGCGTACGACTTAGCCCATAGTCAAGTCTTTCTTTTGTGCAAGCAAGGTATCAGCGTCGATTCCGGTTCTTTGGCTTTCCTGAATAGCCCACAAAATACGCTCTTTATCTTTAGGGACGGTTAAGGACGGATTGGGTGACACCTGTGACACCCCTAGGGCGTCAGTTTGACACCCCCTCTCGGACAGTTTGACACCCCCCGGTGACAGTTTGACACCCGGTATGGCATAGAGATTTGCGCCGTAAGGACCAGCGGATTTGGAGACTCGCAGTTCTCCGCTCTTGGCCAGAACTGCAATGCACCGCTGAACGGTACGATCACTCAAACGGGATTCCTTGGCGAGCGTATGGATAGACGGCCATGCTCCAGTTCCGTCAGAACGGGCATGGTTTCCGATCATTAGCAGAACTACGAGAGGATTACCTTTGTGCCTTGAACAATCTATAACCCAAGAAATCGCTTGAACGCTCAAATGTTTTCCTCTCCGCTAAGAGGGAAAGGCCAGATGTAGCGGCATCCGGCCCCTCGAATGGATTACCTGGAACTAGGATAAATTTACATCCTTGCGGCCAACTTGAGCAAGGAATTGTTTTTCGGAACCTCGAAGCTGCCGGCGCGGGACTTCCTTTTCGATTGTGCATGCAGGGCAATAGTGGGTATCGAAGAATACCAGCCGTGGGTGCTTGCGGCACATCTTAGGATTCGGAGTCTCGTAGATTAGGTCCGCCAAGTCCTCTGATCGCTTCTCGTTCATCTTAGTCCTCGCCGGTCACTGCCCGTTGTACGCTCACATGGTTGCTAGGGCGCTCTCTTGGTCCGTACCACGCCCATACCTTGCCATGCTTAGGGCAATTGGCAATCATGCAGGACTTTGGGTCACGTGCCGGTATTTCACTGGGATAACACCACTCGCAGTGCCAGCCATGCTCAATTTGCTCGCTCACTTGCTTTTCCTTTCCGTCCTGCGCCGCAACTGCCAAGCCAAGTATTCCATCCTCAGCCCAATCGAAAGGATGATTAGGCCGAAAATGAGCCATAGCGTTGCAAGTTTCATCCAGTCGCTCATTGCCCTTCCCTTCCCACTCCCAGCGTCGTATGCGTGCTTCCTGCTTCCCCTCGCTCATCCCAAACCTTCCTTTGACGATTCAAGGAATTGCCTAAGCACCTTGAGCATTTCCTCGGTTGTCATTACTGGTTCTTTGTTGCCGCGATAGTCTTGTATTACATGGCCGCGTTCGCGCTGACGCCGTTGAATCTCGCTAACTCCAGCGCGTAGACTAGTTTCAATCCAAGGTTGTAGCTTCCCCTCGCTCATCGGCTGGCACTTCGGGCAGCGTTCATAGGCATGCGCCCATCCATGAATTACACATCGCTCGCTCATCGCTGTTCTCCCTTGGCTTGGCGCTTCTGGCGGCCTGCTATAGCCAGCAGGGGGAAACTGCTCTGTGTGAATTTGTACGGCATTCTTGGTATTTACGCAAGAAATAAGTCCAATCTGTTGACGTAGATACGAACCTGACCGAAGGTACAGGAGCCCGCTATGTTTTGGCTGGCCCATTTTTAGGGTCTGCTTGTGCAGTGCGGGCAATTAATATTTTCTGTTGGTTTCACTTTTCTGATGATGGTGCGCCAACTGACTCCTCTCCAAATCAAACCGTCAAAACCGATAGCACTAAAACCGTAGTGGCCTATAATTTTGTTTCCTTGGAACCAGTTTGTCCGCCCAATAAGACGTAGTTTTTCCAAATGTCCGGTGTATTCACTCATCACCAAAACAACATCACCCGCCCTATATTCGGCGTTCACTTTTTGTTGGCTCATTCAAAGCCCCCATCTTTCGCATACTATCAATTCGCGGGACCGGTCAGAAAGTTTTCTTCGGCGCAGATAACGGAGAAGGCAGACTGGCGCAACCGGTTCCGCAAGTGTGAAACTTCGACCCCGCTTTGGCTTTCTCGCTCCGCTTCATCGGGTGCTCTCCTCACCGTCATAGCACATGCAAATCTGTTCAATCACTTCTGGTGCTGCTGTGCTCTGAACTTCTGACCATGCGAATGAGCGGCCTAATCCCTTTGTACTGCCCAAGTTCACCGCGTTTTCCTCCATCGCTAAGGCGCGTGCGTACAATTCAGGGTGCTCTATTGACAACTGGACAATTTCGGATTTCTTCGATGCAGGACAATAGAAACAAGCCGATTTTGGCGGGACAGGCAAACCAGCTATTTCTAGGACTTTAACGCAATCCTCACGAGTCATTCCCCAGTCAATCAATGGATAAACGTAATGATATTTTTCATCGTCGGTGATTCCCGCTCGGCGCGATTCTCCGGCGTCATAGCCTAGAGCCTTCGTCACCTTTCTTCCCTCTGCCCATGCTCGCACTGCTGGCGGCCAAATATCCGCGTACCAGTCAATCGGCTCCCGCTTCCACTTCTGGCTACAGCCTTTCATGCCAAATGCCAGTGAAGGTAGCGTCTTATTCACAATGCAGTTCTGCTCAAGCGAGGAATAAGACTCAACATCTGTTGCCACCTTCCGGCCTGTCTTGCGAACATTGGTAATCCCGCGAGTCACCGTCGCGATGGCAAGTTTATGCTCCTGAATCAACCACTCCTCGAAAAGAGTTTTGTACTCATAAGTTTCCGGCTTCTCGCCTAGCGTGTCAGCAGCGATGACCAAATCAGGAACGATAGCGCGATTACATAGCTCCACTATTAGGGCAGTAGAATTAACTCCGAATCCCCAATTCACAATTAATGGTCGCTCAAATCCACTCATCGTCCGCTCTCTTTCTCTGGCTGGCCCTGCGCTGCTGCTAGGGCAGCGGTAAGTTGGCGCTCACGTTCCAACTTCTCCGTTACTGCATTGCGGATATATTCCTGTGATAGCCACGGTGCCGGGAACAGCCAGAATCGCGGCCAGAAATCTGCACCACACATCGCGCAAGTCCAACGATCTCGCTTTCTCCCGCTGCCTACATCAGACGGGTTATATTTCACATTCAAGTGAGCACACATCGCTACTGATTCATTTTGGCTCACCGCTCGCATCTTCTCGTCTGCGCCCACTTTATTCACTCCGTTTCTGGCGAGACTTCTTTTCCGAGAATCATCGAAAAGTCAATCCCTACCAATCGGTCTTGCGTGCTCGGCAGCAACTTATCCCACTTCAAACCGCACTCGTAATCTGGAATGCCGGAGCCTTCGCGCCACACTCGTCGGTCAAGCAAAATGGTTTTACGGTCAGTCTTGCTCAAGCGATTCCAAACTCGTTTAGCGATCTTCTCGTCTGCGCCGCTCATGGCTGTTCCTCTTCCATTGATTCAGCCTTGGCGAGCTGGCTCTCTGCATATCGCAATTGCTCCTTAAAGTGCTCGACTTGGCGCTTCCGCTTCTCCACAAGATACTGTTTCATTTCGGCAAATGTAGGAAAGAACTCGCCAACCTTATTGACTCGACGATCTTTTCCCCATTGCTTGATAACCACGAATTGTGGAGTTTCGCGCAACACTTCACTGCGGCTCACTTCTCCCGCATAATTCAATCGATACCAGTCGCTCACAGCTTCCCCCTCCACTTCAGATACTGCTTCACCACCAGCTTGTACACATCCTCATAGGCTGTGCGGCCCTTGTTCTTGCCGCTCAGGGCTTCATTCGCGCAATCGACGGCATGGAGCCACAACTCGCGTTTCTCTTTCTTGGTGAGCTTCGGCTTGCTCATTGGTTCCTCAATTCCATTTAATCCGGTTGTGATGCAGTTCTGCGTGTCCTGGCTTGCAACCGAATGTCGTACAGCTTAGGCAATCACAGTGACGTTTCTCCAGGTGAATCCAGTGGCCATCTTCGAAAGAAACTGAATGACCGTTCTCGCAGACTCCGCATAGTGCCGGCTGCTCGGTATGTACCGATTCAATGTTTCCGTCCGCGTCCCTGGTTACACAAACCTTTCCGCCTTGCTTCTCGAAGACTTCAATGCGGCGCTGCGCGTGTGCCTGAACGCCATAGAGAAATTCGTGGCCGGCTTTATCCATGCGCGTTTCGGTATGCCGGCGAGCGCGAAGCGGTTTCCGCGGTCGCTTCACCTTGACAGGTTTCGGGAAGTAGAGTCCGTCCATTATTCACCCTTGCCGGCCTGATGCCGTATTTCTTCTAGCGGCATATCTGCGAAGTGAGCATTCAGAAACTCTATTAGGTCGTCGCTGGTTTTCAGGTTCCCGGCCTTCGCTAGACGGCCTACTGTTATGCACCAGGAGTCAGCCAGCGAACGACTTACCCGATACCTGAGGATTGTATCCGGTTCCTCTGATTTCGCCTTCCTAGAGGCTGCGTATGCTGAAAGCGTAGGTCCCTGGCCCATCTTCGTGATCGCTTCTTCGGTCCATCCCTGCTCGCGCTTGTGGTGGATGGCTTCGATCTTCCGCTTGAGTACCGCTTTCGTGGCTGCCGTGGCTCTGGCGAGTATTTCCGCTTCGCGGTCTACGTGCTCCGGTTTGCAGCCATAGGCGACTGAGACGATAGCGGACCACGCGCTACCGTGCGCGGCAACGTAGGCGGCCATTGAGTTAGGCGTCATGGCTGGAATAGGTTCCCTGCGGCGCCTGGTTCGCGGTCTCTGTTGAGTATCGGCACCTTGTTGTGTTCAAACTCAACTCGGCCGATGCGTTTCAGTCCGGTGATGTTGGTATAGTTGCCTTTGGTCTGAAAGAATACTTCGGCGTCTTTGCCTTTCCCTTTGTCCAGGTAGCCGTAAACGTCCTTATCCCAACATCCGGCCTCGCGTTTCGCTCCTTCGGGAGTTTTGATAGTCACCATCGCGAAGGATTTGTTTCCTTTGATCGTGACGAACACGCGCTCAATCGTGCCAGTGACAATGAACGGCTCGGCGCCGGGGCTCTGTGGTTTCCCGGCGCTGGCCGTTGGTTTAGTCTGCTCCTTTCTTGAACTTGGAGGGTTGCTACTCTTAGAAGAGGCGGAGGGGGTCCCGTTCCCCTTCTCTTCTTGGCTAGTGGCAACCCTTTTCCCTTCCTGTGGTGTGGAAGGAAACTCTTTGGGAAGAATCTCTACGACGCGGTAATTCAACTGTTTGCCCATCGCGTGAATGGTCGGAACGTCGGTCGGCAGGATGTGCCACCAGTCGTTAACCCATCTCGCGGTGCAATGCTTCTGAATGAGTTCCACCAGATCGCCAATATCCCCGCGCACGATTACACCTTCGCGCTCGGTCATGGTCAACTCAATCGTTCCCCGTGGTTTATCTGCGGCTGAAGGTTTCAAACCTTCTGACTCGGTGCTCCCCGAATCTACGTGTGCCGCGTCACGCCCAGGATTCGAACCTGGAATCTTTTTTTCTTTCAGTTCCTTGTCGGCGGCTTCGACGCGAGCAAGCGCTGCCTCGGCCATCTTTGCTTTGTCGCTTCCTGGTTCGTGACCGTGACCTAGCTTCTCGTCCAATACTTCCTGTTGGCGTGCCTTGCCAAGCTGCCGGTTGGCTTCGTAGGTGACTGCGCGGCCGGATACTGTAAATCCGTTGGCGTCGGTGATGATTCGGCCTTCTGGCGTGTACTCCTCATCGGCCTGAACCATTTCGGCGTCGGTGTATATATCGGACAGGTCGGGATAGCCCTTGCGAATTGCCAGCGCTTCGGCACACTTGGCGAGCATGTGTCGCGGCATCCGGTTGTAGAAGTCGGCCTTCGCTTCGGCTAGATCGCGTGGCGCAAACTCATCCCAGTACGCCACGCCAACGATAGGATGCTCCAATCCCTTCTTCCAAAGGCGAACGGTCGCGCTGTCCGGTATTGGCCGGCCGGCTGGCGTTACCTTGCCGGACATTACAAACGTAGGCTCATCGGCTCCGCCAAAGTCCTTGTGGTGTCTGCCGGCGAGTGCGCGTAGTCCGTCAATCCCCATCTGAATTGTCATTTGTCGGCCGGAAACCCAGATACCTTTTTCGTCCTGGTGGTGTTTCGTGACGTTTCGGAACACTGCGTAAATCTGTTTAGTGATCGGGTCTAGCTTGTGCTTCTTGCAGGTCCATAGGAACAGCGCAAACTCGTCGTTGTCGGCGCCTTTGCAAACCGTTCGCTTGAGTAGTTCAATTTCTTCGCTGCTTAACTGGCGCTCACGGTTCTTCTGGACGATGATCGGCCGCGGCGTTACCGGAACGATTGCAGTCGAACTAGAACGGGAGATTTTCGTCCGGCGTCTCGGTATCGAACGCCTTACGGTCTTGCGCTTTGTCTTCGGCATCTTTTTCCTCAATTCGTGTGCATCGGAAACAGGGGCGAATAAACTTTAGAAAGTGGCTTCCTTTTGACTGTGCGGCTTGGAACTGGCTCCAGTCTTCCGGCGTGAATGGCGTGTACTGGTAGACTTTCTCTTTCTCTCCGGCCTTGCGCGGACTAAACGCAAGCTCAAGGGTTTCTGTCGCCTGGTCGTAGGCTACTCCACACATTCCGGTCTTGCTGGTGATCGGTGCGCGTTTCATATCCGGTCCTCATCCCATGCGCGAATCCCTGGAACGGTCAACTGCATGGCTTTCGAGTTTTTGGTATCCCGTGCTTGCCGGCTTAATTCCTGATCGTTGCCCATGATGTACTTCCGCAAGTCGGTCCGGCCGGCTGCCCATGCTTTCAGTAGTGCGTCGAAGTCCGTAAACTCCGCGAAGTACTGAACACGTCCGCGAGTTCCGGCTACCTTGGGCGTATTCGGTTGAACCTTTACATCTTGGACATTGGCGGCCATTGCAGCGGCGTCTCTGGCTGCTTGTTCGCGCTGATCTTTCTCGCGCTGCTCGGCTTCCTTCCGCATCTTTTCTGCTTCGCGCTTATTCAGGTCGCCGTCCTTCTGTGCGGCCTTGATTTCCTGCTGGCGACGTTTATACTCGGCGGCTGCCTGTTCTTCCTGCTGCTTGCGGAGTGTGGCTGCATCGGCTTCGGCTTGGCGTCGGCGTTCTTCGTTTATCCGGCGTTCTTCGGCTTCGGCTGCGAGCCGTTCCTGGCGCTTAAAGTCCGCCATCGGAGTGCTTACCATGCCGCGGATTTCTTCCGCGCCGTTCAAATACTTCTGCATCTCTTGGCGAACCGATTCCAGGTTACGACGCGCAAACTCAACAAATGGGTTGAGTTTATTCTTCACGTCTTTCTGGTAGTTGCTGATCGTGGTGAGCAAGTGACCAGCCTTTTCATAGTCTGCCGGCGTCTTGACTACGATTCCTTTCGCTTCGTTGCGGAGTGTGACTAGCGCGTTTTCAAGCGGCTGCGTCTCCGTTGGTGCGATTTGCGTTTCCATGTGTTGCCTCCCGATTTATAAAAACTCTTCCCGTAACTGGTACGTCTTGCGCTTCCCGCGTGGTCCGCGTTTCGTCCAACTGTGAATGATTACTTCGCCGCCTGAGTCTTTCCAGATTTGCAACTCCGGTATCGCTAACAGTTTGGCCTTGTGCTTCGCGAAATCTGTACTGCAACATTGGACTAACGCGATTGCCCTGTCACAGTAAAAGCCGTCGTACATATCTCGCGGTCTGCACGCCAGTAAATCCCCAATTCCAAAGGCGTCAATCCTTTTCCCGAATGGCATATTCGGATGCTTGATAAATTTCTCGACTATGCACACGGTCCACCCGTTATCCCTGAGAAATTTGAGCGACCTCTGCACTGGCTTACTCGCCACGGGCAATCCTTTCAAATCTCCAATAAAGTCGCGTAACCCATTCTCTGAACTCTGTGACAGTCAAATCCTGCTTCGCGCTATTGCACGTATCACAGCACGGAACTACGTTCGTGCTGATATATCCTTTGGCATTGTCGGTTCTGTCTAGCCCACTATATTTGAATCGGTAGGGACGAACCTCTGACCGATTGAAATACTCGTTACTTGGTGTTGCCCCGCAATATCGACAGTTCTGTTTTATGATGACCGAAAATTCGTCAAACGGAATTGAGAATTCTAGTCTCCTTGTCCGCGCACTTTGGCGATAGATTGCGTACATTGTTTTTGTTCCAGTTGCTTCTGGCTGAAATTTCTTAGCGGCATTTCGTCGGCAAGCTGCGGCACATAATTCGTAGTTCGCGCATCGGCAACTGATGACGTGCCCACTTCTAAGGTGCTGGCCGTTGATTTCTTTTTCCTGTCCACAATCGCACCGGCAAAGCCAATATAGGTCCCAGTTCTTACCGCCGGTCCGTGCGAAGCGAAGCACAACTAGACGGCCGAAACGCCTCCCAAGCATATCAATCCGCTTTGGGGAAGGTCCGCGCTTCAAGCTCCGTTGTGTCGGCTTCGACGCCATTAGGACGCTGCCAGAATTGCCCAAACTACGACGGCGGCGACAATACACTTCAACAGAAAGAATCCGACGGCCTTAATCAGTTTCAGATTTGCGGCACGGTCCTGCTTGCGTTCGCGAGCGTAGAATGCTCGCATAACGTCCGCTTCGCGTTCGTCTTCAATTTCCAAAGCGCGAATAGCTACTTCCACATCCTGACGGCTAGGCGTGTTCAGACTGGGTTTCACGTTTCATCTCCGGCGAAGTATCGCCAACAAACCAACAAAAAGAAAAGCGAGTGTAGACGGTTCAGGCGTGGCGGCCGGCGGGTCTGCAAACGTCCAGCTTCCGCGGTTGCCTTCTTCCAATGCCAGCGCGTGTCCTGTCAATACGGCGTCGGTGGCTTCGAAGGCGCTTCCGTAGTATTCCGTCAATAGGACAGCGGCGCCGCGGACCAGCGTTATATTCCAGGTGGCTATGCTGCCGTCTTCGTTGGTGGCAATAAAGAACTGAGCAAGTTTTGTGTTGCTCTCGTTAAATTTGTAGCCGTTCCAGGTGAAAGAAAAGTCCTGTGGTGTGATCTGGGAATTGTCCAGCAAACCAGGAAGTGCATCGGGTAGAGTGAAAGAACCGCTGACGGCGCCGCCAGTGTCCAGCGCGTTTCCTTGGTACGTGTAAATTTCGTCTGCGTTGGCTGCGGCCGCACAAAGTAACGCGGCTGCCAATGTGAGTTTGTGTTTCATGGGTCTTACCTTTCTTTGTTCAGTTCTTCATACGCTCGCCGTAGGGCAAGCTGTAACTTGTCGGTCTCGGCTTCGTGTTCGACGCAGCCGCATCGCACGGTCATTAGCGCTTCGCAGTTGTCACCAGACACCCATTTGTCCGATTCGTGATCGCAGCCATAGCGTTTTTCGTGCCAGCTAATCGGGTGGCCGCATCCTTCACAGTTGATCGGCTCCGGCGTGCGAGTCTTCCAGTTTAGATACTCGGTCGGGTTTTCGCGGCGTTCCAGTGCGCTTTCTACTGCGTTATCGTAGTCCATTGCCTTCCTCGATTCGCGGAGTGTACGCAAGTTTGCGGACAACGTCAAGTAAAATCTTTGCTTGCGCGTCCGCTATTTTGCGTATATAACTAACTCCTCTATGACTGATTCCCAGGTGATCGTTCGCCTTACACGTTACTCGAAAAAGTTTAAGAACATTCGGGAAGCGGCCACCGCACTAGGCATCTCGAAAAGCTACCTGGCGGACATTCTAAGCGGTCGGCGGCCAATTCCAGACTCCATCCTTACGGCTCTCGGCTTGGAGCGCGTCGTTGGCTACAAGCGCATCCGTCCGATTGCGTAACTCCTGCTCTGCTTCCCGTTTCGAATCGTTGACTGACAAGCAAACTCCTTCCGGCGAGTACAGGCTCCACTTGCGCGAGTCGTATATGAACGGCGCAACATAGAAGTATCCTTTCGCGTAGCGAACCTGTACCGGCTGGCTGCGTATCATGCGCGCATCCTTTCCCTAATCTCTGGTTTGGCGTACCATTCGCGGCATATTGCGGCGTAGGTCTGGCAGCAGATACAGTACTGATCTTCGGGCAGTTTCAACTCTACGCAGTCCGTACCAGCTTCGGCCGCGTCACAAGTATCTGAAACGTCGGGCGGCCATCGGTCTTCGAAAAACTCCGCGAATATCTGGGTACGGTGTGAGCGGAGTTGCGCTACGACTTCGGCGGCCGGCAAGTTTACGCTCCGTTCGGCCGCGGTCCCTTCATGGCAAGGCATGCCACAATCGGGGCATGCTCCGGCTGCTGTGGTTTCTCCGCTGGTTGGTCTGAGTTCGCGCTTTTCCCATTGCTGCTCGCAGTTTTGGCAAATGTATACGGTTTTCATGGTGTTTTCCCTTCGCTGGAAGTTGGGGAGAGAAAATCTCTCCCCGTTCCTTAGAAAGTTGCCTCCATTAGCTTGCCGGCTGCGCGGTCCAGTTCGGTGCGGCCGTCGGCGTACTTGATCGTCTGAGAATACCGCGTGAGACCTTGCACCATTCCCCAAACGGTGTTACGTGGTCCGTCTTGGGCAACGTCCACGGCATCATAACCCGCGTCAATCGCTTTGCGTGTCAATCCTGGTATGCGCTTGCCAAAAAGGGCGTCAAGTACATCTTCTTTGGTCGCGCCGATCACGCGAACCTTGGACGCTGCAATTTGCGCTTCGAGGTCGGATGTGGATTCTTCCGCATACCGGCGGACGGCCGCGAAGTACTGTGACCACTTGCTGCGAGCGTTTCCAGCGTGGCGGACGCTGATTTCGACGACCTTAGAAGCACCCCAGATGATGTGATTCCCGCACATCTCGCGATACAGGAAGCGGGTTAGCTTGAGTGCGCTGGCTCCTACTTCGGAGTTCTGCACAATCACGCCTTTGTAGACGGCGCCATCGCTGCCGCGTTCGGTTACGGTTAGATCGGAGTTGCGGAGAAAGGCGAACATATCATGGTCCGAAGCGTACAGTGCTGGAAAGTCGTCTTCGGTGCAACGAATATCCGGCATTGCCGGCGTCCATCCTTGCTCCTGCAATCCAAGCAAGCGTTCGGCAACTTCATAGTTCCAGATGCGCGAGTAGTCGTCGGTCACAATCGAGCGGAGCAGTAATCCGCCGTTTTCGTGAAACATCAAATTGGCCACGGCGTTGGCTGCGCCATTCTGCAAGCGTGCGGCGAGTCCATAGTTAAGGTTTTGGCATGCGAGCGTTGCCGGCAGGTCGCGTAGGTAACTCGCTGGTGCTTCGAGTCTCGCACAAAGCTGGCCAAAGGCCCAATGCGTTAGCTTGGCGGGTACTCCTGCCTTGCCGACCAGTTGCACATCTCCGTCCACGTTCTCGACGCGCAAGTCTGCGAACGGCATGCGCTTTTCTTTGGCAATGTCGGCGTAGTGCTTGGTAGCGTCGTACAGAGCTTGCAGACTGGCGAAGCGTTCATCTGCCGGCCTGGTGCTCCACTGTTTGTTAGCTGCAAAGAGTTCCATTTGTTCTATTCTCCTGCCCTACCGTGAGTTGGCTCTCCACTGTGGGCGTCGATTGCTAGGCAATCGGTCCATGCTACCAGGGCAGCATGGGCGAACTGTCTAATGTGCCATTTGCTGCTTTGCGTGCTCCAATGCTGCCTTGCCGAACTGCTGCGCGTGTCCGCACTTCTCACACTCTGCGTTTACTGGCCAAGGAAAAAATTCTTGGTTTACCTGTCCACACTTTTCGCAGGTCCAGTCGGACATATCGCGCTGTACGTTAATTATTTTTGGCTTCATTGTTACCTTCTTCCTAGCCTTGCGGCTATAGATAGTGCAAGTGAGATAACGAAGGCGGCCGCAAGTAATCCGGTTGCGTTCGCCGTGATGATCGCGTCAAGTGTTGTGATCGCTTCGGTCATGGGCGCAATCCTTCCATAGCAAAGTGAAGGATGCGGCGGCGTGCGCGAATCGCTAAACGCTTGCAAGCGGATTCCCAAATCCAAACTTCGCGGAAGGGACGGTTAGATTGCTTTGCGTTCGCCAAACTTGTCAAAGCTAAAGCTAGGGCGAGTACGGTGTTATTCATTAGAAGTTCACCGTCTTGCTGTTCTGGTAGACCTGTTGCACGTTGCGCTTTGCTGCGCGGTACTCGCGGTCAATTCTCCGGTCGTGCTGTGCAAGGGTTTCGCGGGTCTCGCGATTCGGAAGCTCTGCAATAATGTCCATAATAGAGACCTGCTCGCCACGCATTGCGCGGACACTGGCGGAGTCTTTCGGCGGTTCGGGAGTCTCGCGGACCAGTTTGCAATTCTCGTCCAGGGTGAAAGTCTCCACAGTGGCATCGGGGGAAAACTTCTGAATTGCATGCACGGCCGCGGAGTGCTCCAAGAGTTCCGCGGTGCTGGTCTCTTCCTCTCCGGCGTACGGGATATTCTCCGGCGTGGCGTCCAGGTCAAGAGAATTGATTTCTAGGGGTGCGGTCGGTGTCGGGACGCGCACGTATTCGGTGCCTACGGGCTGCGTCTGCGATACGTGGAAAACCGTCGTAGTCCAGGGGCGGCGTTCTTCTCGGCCGGTGCGCTTGTCCTTCGTGGTAATCACCGTGATGCACTTCACGCCATGCTCACCCTTGCGGACTACACGGCCAAGCGCTTTCCAAGCGTTAAACGTAAATACGTTTTCGCGTGGCTTGATTTCAGATTCGCTCAAACCCTTGGCCATAAACCCGCGGATGATCGCGGCATAATTGGCTAGGGATTGCGAACTGGTTGCGCGGCTAAGTGCTTCTTGCTGGATTGCTAAGGAAGTGGCCATCTGATTCTCCTGCCGACCGTGCTCTTTTTAGTCCGGAGCAACTGTGGCAACCCCAAAGTATAAAAAACCCTTGCGTCTGTCAAGAGTTATTTTGTAAAATCTTGAGCATGGCAAATAAAAAGCGCGGTCCTAAACCTGGCGTAGAAAAACAAGAGGCGTTTAGGCTCTTTGTTATTGAGGGAATGAGTTACGCTGCGGCTGGTCGGGCATTGGGCGTGAGTAGACAGCGGGTACAGCAATTAGTCCGGCCTGACGCTGCCACATTCGATCTAGTTCGTGAAAGGGCTAATAGCATGTGCGAGTCTTGCCAGTTACTTTTAGGGACCGGCGAGGGCCACATTCACCATAAAAAGAAAACCTGTACTCAACTCGAAACCTTCAATAATCCCAAAAATCTGATGTATCTCTGCCGGTCGTGCCATCGCAACGCGCACGTTAAAATGGATTGGGACGCGTGGTGGAAGAAAAACAAGTGTAGGCGTTCTCCGGTTCCAGTCTTCACACCACGGCGCACAAAATAATTCTAGTTTGTGAGTACTGGTGCTAGAATCCGGTCATCATGGGCCGCAAGTCTAATCACAAAGTCCAGGCGCGTCTTGAATCCTTCGCTCGCCAGTACGTCATTCTTCAATTCAACGGAACACAAGCTGCCATCGCTGCCGGCTACTCCCGCAAGACTGCTGCTTTCCAAGCGTCGGCTCTCTTAAAGAATCATAAGGTGAAGGCGCTGGTTAAGCAGTTTTCCGCGCCGGCCGAAAAAAAAATGGATTTTGGCGTCCAACGAACACTATTACAGATTGCGCGGCATGCTTTTGTTGACCCTCGGCGCCTATTCAATTCTGACGGCTCTATTAAGAGGATTGAGGATTTAGACGAAGATACCGCCGCCTGTATCCATGCGATTGAACACACTGGCAAGCGTACAGATAAGATCAAGCTAACGAATCAACTGCATGCGCTGGAACTGCTGGCGCGTTATCACAAACTCTTCGCGGAAGATCGGACTCCGGTTGATATGGGGATACGCGTGATTGTGGTGGATGCTCCGCGGCCGCCGCGTCTGGTCGGTGCTGGTGCTGCTGCGCTGCCGGCGCCTACAAACGGTAACGGCCATAAGAACGGGCATAATGGCAATGGGAACGGCCACAAGCCGTCTGACGACTGACTTACACCTGTAAGACAATTCGCTTGCATACCCTATCCGTCCTATTGTAAGCTGCGTGTCTTACATGCCTACTGTGACAATTCGGGTTATCGATTCAGACCTGAAAGAGTGGACAACTGCTGCGAACCTGCGCGGTATGTCAATTTCAGAATGGATTCGCAGAGCATGTTTAGCACGGGTCGGGATGGATGCAGCAAAGCACTCCACTCTGGAGAGTGAGCAAGGCAATGGAAGTTCGAATGATAAAAACCTGTCACGGTCTAACGGAACTACGGTTCCTAGACGGCGCGTTGCTGCCGGCGGACGTGGACGCTCGCGAAGTGCGAGTGATGGACATAGAGCAACAGATATTCCGCCAGTCGATACAGGAATTGTTGGAGAAAGTCTGGCGTCCGATACGCCTTCGCAGTCCAATACGATTCCAGTAATTCACACGGCCGCATCCAATCGGCTGACGTGTCTCTGCAATACGTGTACGTCCTACCGTAAGACAAACGATATTCCCTTGGGCGGAGTGCCTAAGAAAGAAAGTCGGTTCAAGAAATGATCGAACTGTGCATAGAGAATCGCATACGCGCCCTGGCGCATGATGAACCAGCGCGAATCTTTACAGATGAGGTTCTGCGGCCGTTCATAGAGCAAGCCGCGCAGTCTGTTCCGTATTTGGCCCTGGCGCTGCTGGCACAATCTAGGGGAATGACCGATCAGGCTGCGTTCTGGTTGCGGCTACTGCCAGGGAGATGGGAAAGCGTTAGCGAGGAGTCTCCCAAGCGCGTCAATGATGTGCTGATCGCTGCGAGCGAACTAGCGCAAGCTGGCACGGCATGTGGCGCCGGCGAGTTACCTTACAAAGCGTTGCATAAACTCTATGACGCTGTTCGCGAGATGGAGCGCGGCCGATGAGTGACCTAACCGAAGCAACGCGCAAACTGGCGGAGGAGATTTACGAAGCTCTCCGGTTCGTCGATGATCGCGAGTTAGCCGTGGAAGCTATACAACAGATTCTATTAGGTTCTGAACTGGTGGGAAATTGAGCGACCTAGACATAGACCAGCTAATCCATACTGCCGAGGGTCGCCTAGTGCTCGAAGTCATGCAAGGGCGCCGTCTGCCGATCATGGTAGTGATGCAGGATAAAGGCGAAATGGTGTTCTGGTATCCGCCGGCTGTTCTTAATAACCTGCTGCCGGATGCAGAGCGTTTACTGGAATGGGTTAGGATTCTCGAAGACCACACGGCACGCATGCAAGCACTGGTCACAAAGCAATGAGGCGTAACCGTTGGATAGCTGCCGGCATGTTCGCGGTCTTCTCTCTTGGTGTGGGTGTCGGCATGTGGTTCGCTGTATATCTGGAGCGGCATTGAAACGAAGCGCAAGCGGCGAGCGGCTATGGCGTGAGATGCGGGTGCGAGTCTGCATCCCTGGAATGAAGGATATTGTCTGGCGGTCGCATCCGCCGGCGCGCCGCGGGTACTCTGCTGCGGACCTGGATAAGATGCTGGACCAAGTGGCAGAGCATTTAGAAAAACGCTTTCCGTCGATTGAGTTTCGGATGGTAGAACTGGCACCGAATATGTTTAACTTCATTTACGAAGGGAAAAAAGAGATGAGCGAAGCGCCTAAGAATCCGTGTCCTGATAGTGCGGTAGCGTCTGCGATTGCTGCGAGGGTATGCGCTGAACATGGGCATTCGATTGCGGCAATGCCTGGCGGCATGCGGATTACTCCGCAAGGGCCGGTTCAGGATTCAATTACAGTCTGTACCAAGTGCGGTCTGGGATTGAATGAGATACGCGAGGGAACTGATCGAGCGTTTAACATGGCGGTCTCTTCCGGCGTACAGCAAGCGATTGTGGAGCACCAAGCGAAGCAAATTGCTGCTGGTCAGGCGGGTGGGAAACCTCAAGCTATTGAGTTGCCGGTGAAGGATGCCGGTCCGGTTCCTGTCTAACCCTGTGGTATATTCCAGAACTGCGGGGTTAGACAGACGTTCGGGGGATTGGTTTTGTGAACTGCGTCACGCCATAGGTGGTTCGACCATCGCGAGACACCATGTTCCTTCGAGGGCTAATCTCCCGAATGGTTTTCTGGTAGTATCCTTCCCGTGAGTCCTGCCGCAATCGCTGAACCTGCTGGTGAGCCCCGTACTACTTCTTCGTTCTATCAACCTTGGCCACATCAAATAGCGTTCCATGTTTCGCCAGCAAAGTATCGGTTGCAGGTCGGCGGGTTCGGTTCTGGCAAGTCCAGGCCGCTACTGATGGAAGCAATCTTCCACTGCTTAGAATATCCTGGCTCGAATACCATCATCCTGCGTAAGACAATCCCCGACCTAAAGCGAACGGTGATCGACAAGTTTCTGGCCGATGTACCGCGGTGGATGTACCAGTTCTACCACCAAGGAGACCACATTGTTTATTTTCATCCTCAACCAGAATTGGATGCCGCCGGTAAAGAAACGGGCAAGATGTTGCAGAGCAAACTATTCTTTGGGGCGTGCGAGCGGGAAGCGGACGTTGGGAAGTACCTGTCAACTGAATATGTGTTTATCGGGTTCGAAGAGTTGGGAGAGTTTTCGTTTGCCATTTGGGATGCTCTGGCCGGCCGCAATCGGTGCCCGTTGCCTGGTGCGCGTCCAACAATGGGCGGCGCCACGAACCCGATGGGTGTTGGCTGGTCGTGGATTAAGAAACTGTGGGTAGATCACAAGCCATTTCAGGGAATGGACCAGGACAAGTATAGCGCGGAGGACTACGAGTACTTCCACTCGACGGTAGACCAGAATCCGCTCTACGCCAATGATCGGGAGTATATTGCGACACTCGAAAAGAGTCCGCTGCGGGACAAGATTAGGTGGGGAAGACTCGATTCGGTCTCTGGTCAGTTCTTCGAGAACTGGGAACCGCGGCGCCATTGCCGTGCTGCTAGTGATTTCACGTTTGAGGATTGGCAGCCAGTATGGGTGGGATGGGACTACGGTTTCGGCCACTACGCTACGATTGTGTTTTTCACCAAGGCGATTCTCAAGCCTAACCTAAAGTTTGGATGGGACAAGCCGCGGCGCGTCAATGTGGCGATTAAGGAATTGGTTATGTCCGGTGCGGCCGATGGGCAGTCGCAAGGCGCTACTCCGGAGGAGCAAGCGAAGGCGCTGATTGCGTCTATCCCGCGAGCGAAAATGCGGTATCCCGAACCTGGCGAACCGTTTGACCCAGACGATACTTACCAGTACGAGGAGCAGGAGCGGGACAACGAGTACGGCTACAAGTGGAACATTGAGGCAATCCATTTCTCTTGGGAGCGGTTCAATCGGACGGTAAGCAATCGCACGGTGGCCGATGAAGTAGGCGAACTATTGCAGCGTGCGGGTTTGCCGATGCCTATGCGGTCAAATACAGATCGTGTGGCCGGCTGGCAGAAAATGTACGATTTGCTGGACACTGATGAGTTCTTTGTATTACAAAACGAGTGTCCCACATTGGCAGAGGCTATACCGTTGCTGGTTCGCGGCGATGGAATAACGTGTTCGGCTGAGGATGTGATTAAGCCGAAAGGGTTGAGTTTGAATGATGATATTGGGGATGCGTGCCGGTACGGAATTGCAGGGACGTTGCTGGACGCGAGTGATGTGCCGGAGTCGGTCAAGCTGCGGGAAAAACTGGCGGCGATTAAAGACCCGATGGCGCGCGCCGTGGTAGCGTACAAGGATTACAACCAGAAACAAGCGGCACTCAAACGGCCGCCTAAGCCAATTTCGGTTCCGTCGTGGTATAGAAGAGTGAGGCCGCAGTGAAGAAAATTTACTGCTCTTCTTCTAGTTTGAATATGATGATCTTGGCGGCAGCGCTGCAAGAGAGAAACCCTGCGGACCTGATTATCCTAGTTGGGCATGAAGCGCAACATGCTGCGTACTTGGCGTTGCTCGAATCCCTGAGTACTAATGAATCGGACAAGTATTTCTCTTTCCCGTTCCAGGTTAGCAGTACAGTTCCGAAAAGCACGATTGAGGTATGGGCGTTTCTGCATGGGGATGTGGACAAAATTGCGGTGATCGAAGCTTTAGCGATTCCTATTCCGTTTGCATTTGAGGAGTAGCCGTGGACGACGACAAACGCAGCGTTTACCCTAACTCGCGCCAGATGGCAGAGGCAATGCGCGAAGTGATACGCCAAAAAGCGCAAGCGTTTGCCGATATGGAAATTGCGCGGATAGAGAAAGATTATGACTGGGCGCGGGAGCGTGCTCGCCTGTCCGTGCTGAACCTGACGGAGAAAGACAAGTGCTTTTTGCGAGAAATGAGGATTAAGGCATGAGTTGGACTGATCTATTCCGTTCGCGTTATGTCCGGTTTCTCGAAGCGGAACTGAACACGCTGCGCTCGAAACATGCCGAAGAGGTAGCAACCTTAAAAAATCTTCACGCCGAAGAAATGAATCGGTGTATCGTAGAGGCCAATCGGGGATGGGCGGAAGCGGATCGCTTGCGGCAATTCCTGATACCTGGCATGCCTCAAGCTACCCGCGCAACTCCAGAACCAGCAGACTCTACTCCCGCTCAAACTGAAGTCGTCGAACACGGTACGCCATATCAAATCATGCTCGCGAGACGCCAAAAGGAAATTGAGGAAGCGTACAAGAAAGCCAAAGCGGAAGAAAAGATTCGGTTCGAAGCAGCAAGAGAAGCAGCGGCGGCTACAGCGCCGTCCTAGGAGAAAATGAACATGGGAGTTTATGCAAACGACGGAACGCCTCACCATTCGATTAGCCGCGCTCGCATGCACGAAGAGAGTCACGGCAGTAAACCCAAGCCGGAGCCGGACAAGAAACCGACCGACGGCGCGCAAAAGGAATCTTCCAGCGAATCGATTCAGGATGTGGTAGCGAACCACGGGCCAGCGCACGAAATCCACTACACCCACGACAAGGCCAGCAACAAGCATAAGGTCCACTCCAAGCACGGTGAGGAAGGCCACGAACACAACTCCGAGCACGATACCGCCGAGGATGCAATGGACCACATGCACAAGGCCGCCGGACAGGAAGAAGAGAGTCCCGACGAAGAGATGGGCGAAGAGGCCGGCGAAGAGATGCCGGAAATAATGCAACAGTCCTCACGCGGTTCGCACCATATTCCCGGTCTCTAAAATGCCTTGGACTCCCCGACAGACGCGCTATCTACTTTCATCTGGCAGTCCCTTGTCCAACGAACAAAAAGACAAGATGAAGGGCGAACTGCACGCGAATCCTGAATTGGCGCACAAGAAGAAAGAGCCGCGCATGGTGACTGCGTTCAAGAAAGCGAACCGATGAGACTTCTATCCGCTGGAAGAACCGGCAGAGCACGTCCTGACGGCGGACGCAGCAATCATGCTGCCGCGTGCAAACCTATAGGGTGCATGCGCTTACCTAAGCCGAAAGGCCCAGAAGCGCACGGCGGAACGGATGACGTGCTTCAACATTCTCTGGCAAAGGTGGTGACTCATGGCGGGTGAACGGTGGATGCAAAAAGAATCGCAACGCGAAAAGAAAGCTGGCACTAAAGGAAGTTTTTCCGCTGCGGCCGCTCGTCATGGTGAGTCCACTTCCAAGTATGCTCACGAAAAAGAACATGCGCCTGGAAAAACTGGTAAGCGCGCACGCATGGCAATCATGTTCGAGAAAGCAAGAAAATAGGAGGGTACATCTATGGCCGGAAATCCGCTCTACATCGCGGAAGCGATTAGACTGAATGAAGTGACTACGCTCAAGGTGGTCGGGCACGGTTTGACCGCTGGCAACGTCGGGAACGCAATCAAGGTTACCGGCGCGGGGCATTCTTCGCTAAATGGACAATTCACCATTACGCGAGTTGTGGCTCCCGATCTGTTGCAGTACTCGCAGCCCGGTCAAAGTCCATTGCCGGCTGGTCTAGCTGGCGGCGCCGTTTCTTTCGGATAATTTTCTTGCGTCACAAATCGGGTGATCGCGGGGAGTAGTGCCAACAGCGGAATTAGAAAAGAAAACGGATGCTGCGGACCAGTCTGCGGACCAGTATCAACCTGGCGTGCTGGCTGGCGTTGAATTTTCCGCAGTAGGCGAATTTGTCAAAGTCGATCTATCCACAGCCGAAGAGAATGCTTTCAAGGAACTGGTCACTAAGGCCAGCAAGCGCGATTATCCTGCGCGGCTGATCGAAGTCATTCAAGCCTGGGAAGCGGCGCTATTCTTCCGCGGGTTTCAATTCCTGCTTCCCCGTGTTGGCGGCGGTTGGGAAATTCCCGGCGAATCTTCGGGCTACGGTCCATCGATGCAAATGGACTTGTCGCTGCTCCCGACCAACATCTATTCGAGTTACGCGCAAATTATCATCTCTTCGCTTACCCGCGCCGTCCCTGGAGTGCGCTTCGAGCCGCAAGACGCCGACAACGACGCGCAGATTACGGCTACTGAATCCGCCGACAAGTTTGTAAAGGTAGTGGCTCGCAATAACGATCTAATTATGAGTCAGACCGATGCGTGCCGCTATTTCTGGACCGATGGCCGCGCTCTCTACTACACGCGGTTTATCGTGGACGGCCAACGCTTCGGATGGGAAGAGGACGACGAAGACGACTCGATTGTTCCGGAGACCGAGCCGCCGACCGATGTTGTAGACCAAATGGTTTCCGAAGAAACCGAAAAAGAAGTTGGCGGAACGGAATCGACCGAAACACAGAAGCGTACTCCGCGAGGACAGGAAGTCAGAACGGCACACGGCAAACTGGAAGTGAAACTAACGCCGATGATGGCCAACTGTCTGGAGGAAGTGGACGTATTGCAGTACGAGACTGAAATCAGTATGTCCCGCGCCAAAGGAATGTTTCCCTGGTGCGCCGATGAAATCAAAAACGGCTCGAATGGAATTACCGAAGGCGAAATCGCCAAGCTCGCTCGCCAGAACGTCAAGTTGGGAATGCAGTCTACTTATGTAACTTCCGATTCGATTGCCGACGATTGCACCGTTCAACGCAACTGGTTTAGGCCGAATGCGTTTATGGACGTGAAAGACAAAACCGTTCGTGATGGGCTGATTGCGAAATTCCCGAACGGTGCGCTGGTCGTGTATGCCGGCGAAACTCTGTGCTTCGCTCGCGATGAGTCGATGGACGATTCATGGGCTCTTGGACAGGCGTACTCCGGGGACGGCCAGAATCGCAACGCAATGGGCACGTCGATGATGCCTTTGCAGAAACGGCTCAATAACTGGCTGGACCTGGCCAACGATTATCTGGTTCGCGGAATCCCGAAGAAATGGTTCCACAATAAAGCGTTTGCTATCGAAGCTCTAAGACAGCAAACGAACATCCCCGGCGATTCAGGGACGTACAAGCCTATCCCTGGACTGACTGCCGACCAGTTGGTATTCGTCGAACCTGCGGCGACGATGCCGCAAGTACTGCCGGAATTTATCAATTCCTATAAGGGAGAATTTTCGGAACTGGTGACCGGAGGGTATCCGGCTCTCGCTGGTGGTGACACGGGCTCAAACGATACGAAGGGCGGTATCGCCATTCAGCGCGACCAGGCTCTAGGGCGCATCGGTCCTACTTGGCACGTCTTGCAGAACATGGAAGCGACTTCCATGCGCCAAGCGGTACGGTGGGGCGCGCGCTGCCGCGATAAGAGCATTAATGAAAGAATCCCCGGCGCCGACGCTATACGCCTAGAAATCAACGATCTGAAAGCGAATATCCTGTGTTTCCCCGAAGCCAACGAGAATTTCCCAGAAACGTACACGCAGAAACAGAATCGGCTCATGGGACTCTTGGACGGTTCAGCAAAGAATCCAGCATTGCAGGAAGTGTTCTTTAATGCGGCCAACTTGGTATTCCTCAAACGGATGGTGGCTCTCGACGAACTGTATATTCCGCAAGTGGCATCGTTTGAGAAACAAGAAGGCGAACTTGAAATCCTGCTCAAGAGCACGCCTGCCCCGAATCCGCAACTGGTTGAGGCAGAACAAAAGCTTCAACAGCTAAAGGCCGACCCGCGCATTGACCCTGCTGAACTCGCTCAAGCAGAGCAACAGATTGCCACTGCTCCTCAACAGTTGCAAAGCTCTATGCCTGTAGCCGACTACGAAGACCACGACACGGAAGCGATGTGCTGCTGGAAGTACATGAACTCTCCCGAAGGCCGCAAAGCGAAACAAACGAATAAAGACGGATTTGAAAACGTCGAATTGCACTGGCAAGAGCACGTACAGGCCGCACAAAAGAAGGCCGCGGCCAATGCTCCGCCTCCTCCGCAAAAGCCCGTGAGCGTGTCTTTGAATTACAAGGATGTGGCCGACGCGCAGGAAGCCGACGCCATTCTGTCTAGAGCCGGTATTCCGGTAACGCCCAAACCGCCGGACGCTCTGACTCCGGCCGCGCACGCTATGTTGCCTGAACCACAACCGCCTGTACCAGTTCAATAGATTTTGTTGTATGCTCTGCCAATCGGTTAAATCGGGAGGAAACGCAGCATGGAAGAAATCGGAACGATCGCAGCCCCTTCAACTGAAATTGCTCCAGTAACGGAAACCGCCGAAGTAGAAACTCCGGAAATCTCAACTGAAGTCGCTACTCCTGAAACGGAGACTGCCGCCGATGGTGCGGAAGGCGGAGAGGCTGGCGTTGAGGAAGAGTTACCTGGAGACCCCGGCGAAGGCGATAGCGTTGAAACCGATGCGCGAAAGTTCGATCAGCAAACCAAAGATTCCATCTCTTCGCTCAAAAACCTTGCCAAGCAAGCGACTGACCCAAAACAAAGAGAATCGCTGAACAACGCGGCTAAGGCTCTGGCCAAACAGTTCTTCGGGCGCCAAGCCTACGAAAAAGAATTTCCGACCGTTCAGGAAGCTCGCCAAGCCAAAGCCACAATCGAAGCTCTGGGCGGCGAAGACGGCATCACCGAACTGCAAAACAAGGTTCGCGACTATGACACCGAGATTGAGCAATTTGCGAATGGTGACCGCGACCTGATTGAACAACTGCACAGAGGGAACCCAGAAAGCGTTATCAAAGCCGCTGAAAACATAATCGACATTCTGACCGAAACGCGCAATGCCGCAGGGCTTGACCGTTTACTGATGAAGCCGATGGTTGAACGGATGGACGCGGTAGGTTTCGGGAGCACGCTGGTTACGATCGCAAAATTGCTGGAGACCGGAAAAGGACAGGAAGCCTACGACACTCTGGCGAAACTTGGAGAGTGGTACGGAAAACTCAAAGGCGAAACCGAAAAACTGGCCAGTAGCCGTGTTACCAAAGACCCGCGAGAACAAGAGTTCGCGCAACGCGAACAACGCTTGCAGCAACAGGAACGGGAAACCGAAACACGCCTGTTGAGCAATGAAGTGACGCGCCTCAACAACGGAGCGCTTTCCAAAACTCTCGACCCGTTTTTCAAAGAAATCAAAATGTCCAATGAAGGGCGCCGCGAATTTACCCAACAGGTGATGCACAAAGTTTGGGACGCGATGAAAGCGGACAAGGGGTATCTCCGCAACGCCAAGGATATTCGCGCCAAAGGCGACAACGAAAGAACGTCTAGGTTTATCAGCGCCAAGTTTGCCGAGTTGTTGCCGCAAGTTTTCCGCGCTCATCGCAATACGCTCTATCCGAATCTCTCCCGCACGGCGAGCGTTACACCGATCAAACCCAATGGCTCGACAAACGGAAAACCAGCGACACCCAAAGCGGCAGTTCCGGCAACCGGACAGCCGATCAGAGTTACCGATGCTCCGCCGTTTGACGAAGTAGACTGGACCAAAACTCCAGACGCGCTATGGCTTTCCGGCAAAGCGTACCTAAAAAACGGGAAGTACATTACTTACTACTAGTTGTTCCCTATTGCACAGACAGAGTTCAAATCCGATTGTAAGAATATCGGGCATGGAGGGTTAAATGTTTGCTCAACATAATTCGGCTCCGCTACATCTTATCTGTGTGGTTCTGGCGCTCGTTCTTTTCGCCATAGCCGGTTTCGGCTGGCCAGCGCCAGTCGAACCGTATCGCGCAAAAATTGGGTGGATGGGCATGTTCTTCTTGACTCTCTCAACTTTCTTTGGCTAAATCGGGGCTATCGTGCGAAAGCCGGGGAAGAAAAAATCGGGGAAGAAACAACTCGATCGTATCGAGAAGAAAGAAGATTTAGAGTTAAAGAAAATCGGGCGGCTGGAACATGAAGTAGAGGAAATAGAAAAGGCTCTCGAAAAGCCTAAAAAGAAAGCCCTTCGCAAAGTCAATTTCAAGCCAGTAGGAGAAAAGAAAATGCCAACCGATTTCTCGATTGTTGCAGGAACCAGCGGAGTTTTTTCAGCAGTGCTTACTCCGCCGAACGGCGCGCAAGCGCCTGGAACTACCCCGCAGTGGGCGGCAAGCGACGGCTCCGTAGTGCTCTCACCGACTTCCGATGGAATGAAAGTCGAAGCCGCCGTTCCCGCGGGATTCGCTGGAACCAGTTTTGATTTGACCCTTTCCGCCGTCTCCGCCGATTCTGGCGTGGGAACGGTAAGCAAAACTCATACGATCACTGTCACTGCGCCGCCGCTGACCGCTATCGACTTCGGCCAGGATAGCTAGACTGTCCAAAGCCAATGCCGAAACCCGCATGGGAAGTTATGACTCCGATGTGGGTTTCGGTTTTTTGATTGACACACGATTCCCCTTCCTAGTAGCCTCCTAGCGTTGAGCGATGCACTGGGCGCAAGTCCCAGAAAAAAATAGACACCTTCGCGAAACACTCCAAACGTATATCGGGTAGCTGTAAGAATCTGCGCGATTGAGTTCGTGTAGATCGCTGACGCTTAAACTTCACCGGCGCGGTGTCAAAGCGCAGGCGTCAAGCTGAATCTGAGGTATACGTGTATGGCTACTTCTCCTCTACAAGAGGCCGCGGTACAAGGCGTCGAAATCGAAGCCTTTGCAAAAGGTATTCCGAATTACGTTTTTAAGGGCCGGACTCTTTACAACTTCTTCAAGAAGGGTGCAAAGACTTATCCGACCGCAGTCACTACGGCCGCCGGCGGGACTTCCCGTCCAGCGTTCCGTATTCCGATCAGGATTCAATCTGGTGCGGCAATCTTCCAGGCTACCGGCGACGGCGATGCCTTGAATCGCGGCACTGGCTCTTTGTGGGTTTCCGGAGACCAAACGGTTGTCGGAACATTCGCAGGGAACGAAGTAACGTATCTCGCCAGAATCGCGGTACAGGGGCCGAAGCGCGGTCTCATCTCCCTCAAAGCGGAAGAGTTGAAAAATTCTTTCGATTCCTACATGCAGGGGCTTGATTCCCAGTTCCTTTCCGATGGCAGCGGCGCAATCGTCCAGATTCCCGCAACCGCTACCGTCAACAACAACACCGGCACAGGCAACTCCACTTCGTCCATTTCCGGGCTTGGCGGACAGGCAAACCAGTTTCAGGAACAGCAAGTCGTGCAATTCTTTGCTGCTGAAGGCGGTTCGCCACGTACCGGCGGCGTTGCTAACGCAATCGTCTCCTACGTCGATGGCGCGGCCGATATAGTCTATTTCTCGACTGCTCTGCCGAACGGAACGGCTGCTGGCGACTTTGTGATGATTCAGGGTTCGTCCGGCGCACTCAATTCCGGCATTGCCGGGATTTACACGTACCAGGTGGCCGCGACAACTGGAACGGTGCTGAACCTTTCCCGCGCAACCTATCCAGGCCAGTTGTCCACTCCGACAATCAACAAGGGCAATCAGCCGATCAACACTACCGACCCGTACAAAGTGCAAATCCTCATTCGCCGCGGCTTGGGCGATGATAACGAGCATGCCAAGAACTTTGAATGGATTTGCAATGCCGACCAGGAACTTGCGGTAACGCAACTCTATACCAACGTTCTGCAACAGCAGATTCGTCCTCCAGGCGACAAGGCTCTGGATATGACGATGGAGTACATGGCTCCGACGTATGGCGGCCGTCCTCTCCACGTCAGTTACAAGGCCAAGCAGGGCCGTCTCGACGCGGTTTGCAGCGAAACTTGGGGAATCTGCGAAACGGTTGAGCCTTCGCTCTACGATTTTGGCGATGGCGTAACCACAATGCCGGTTCCGGCGAACGACGGTACTGGAACCACAACGTACCGTACCAGTTCGATCTTCTACTACCACTCGTTCTTGAACCTGTTCAATTCGAACATGAAGGCTGGCGCGGTTCTGTCCAACTGCGCGGTGCCTTCGGTCACCAGCTAATTCCACGGGGGCGGCTTAACCGCCGCCCCTTTCCAATAAATCGGGGGAAATATGCAGACTGAAACAGCCGTTGCCAAGAAGTACAGCATCATTCCACGCGAAAAGTGGGTGATTATCCGAAAGTTCATTCGCGGGGAGCAAGTCACGGATGATGGAATCATCCTTCCGGAAACAAAGGATGATCGCTCGCAGCGCGGCGAAGTCGTAGCACTTTCCTGTTGCGCTGGCAGGACAAGCGAAGGCGTACCGATTCCTTGGGACATTGAGGTAGGCGATATGGTGATCTTCACCAACTACCCGATGGACATTCCCGCTGTCGAGGAGTTGACCGGCGAAAGCAACCTGGTACTGGTACAAGCTGATGAGGTCTTTGGCAAGGCCGTAGAAGCATGAAGGCAGAGAGGCATGAGCGCAGACAATGCCCAAAGGAATTTCAGGACCGCCTAACGAGAATGTTCGGCGTCTCGCAATTTGGGACTCCTCTTTTCAAAATTGTTTGGGGCCAGTCGGAATTTATCCGCATGGGCAACGTCTGGCGGGACCGCTTCGGAAACGAGCGACGTGCTTACAGGGATATTTATCAGTGCCACGGAATGCCCTGTTGGGTAATTATGCGCTGGAAACAACCGGCGCAGTACGGCTCTCCCGAACTGTATTACCAAAATACCTGGGACGATTTCAGCAAAATGCACTTTCTTGGCGAGTATCCCTGGAGAGGGCGATACGAAATCGTGCAACCGCTGATGCGGCAGGAAATGACCGAAGGGCGCCTAGTCACCGAATGGATTCCTTCGCTCAACCCGCGCACCGGAATCTTGGAAAACGTTCCGGTCAGGAAGCGCGTGGACCAGAAGCTAATCATCCATCACATGACGCTTTCGCACGTACTGATCGACAAAATCATTCCGCTGATTCTGAAGGTGCAAAACATCTCCTTGCAGGAATTGCGAGCGGCGCAACAAGCGCAGAGGCAAGCGCAGCACAAACGGGATGTGGAAGACCTGGCCGACAAGATGGCCGAGAATATGCCGAGTTACTTCGGTCCGGTCTCCTACTCGCACCAGGGCTGTCGCACGTCTTTGCTAGACCGCAAGATGGAACAAATCGAGAAAGTATGGAAACGGGAATTGGCAGGTGGGAAACGATTCACCAAAGGATTTCAGGTAGCTAACCGTCCAGTACGGGTAGCTGGCTGAAAAATTAAAATCGGGAGGAAAGTGAATTATGGGAACAACGCCATTTGTAGGTACGGGAGCGCCGCCGAACGCACGGCTAAAGCCAAGCCGCCGCGGGATGCAGATTGGCACGGTGCAAGGCGATGATTACGGCGAAATGACTTTGGCCACGCAGGACAATTTGCAGACGCGGCCGCCGATCTATATTTACAACATTTGCGAACTGTCCCACGTTCGCAATCAACCGCCGGAATTTGCCAACTTCACCGTTGAGCCTTGTCCCAAGGGCGAGAAATTTTCGGTCAAGCCCTTTCAGGGATTGGTGAATGAGCGGTACTGCAAGCCGGGAACGTCGGAGTATTACTACAACCAGGTGGACGGACGGAAGTACGCAACAAGTTTGCTCAATCCCGATTGCTTTCCAGGGACGGACTGGAGAGCGCAACTGGCTGAAGGCACAACCGGAAACGGCGATATGACCGGAATGAACATGAACGCTTTTGGCGTGTTCTGGTCGGAGTTGGCTCCAGACGACCCGAAACTGAATGAACAACTGAAACTGTTTCGCACCAGAGTCGATCGCACGATGGACGCTCTGATTAAAGAAGGGCACCGGCTCAACGCTTCGGGAAAGCTCGCAGACATTTCGGCCATGATGCACTTCGCGATGGATTATTTCGGTCTCCAAGCGACTTGGCACATGAGCCACCGCCACAAGACGGAATGCCCGAATTGCGGCGAATTGGTTTTGGAAGGCGTGGCATACCACAAGAGCGCCAGTGGCGATGATTGCGTGATCGACCGCGAACGCTACGAAAAGGTGCTGGTACGCAAAGAGGCTCCGGTTGCGGAAGCGAAAGCTCCGCGAACCAGGACCGCACGCTAAACGATCTTTCTTGGGAGGTGTTCCTCTATCCCGCGGTCACCCGATTCCGCGGCAGATGACGCCTCCCAAGTAAGTTTTCGAGAAAGGTGTGAATGCCAAGTTTTCCGCAACTCGGTTTTCCGGTCATGGACGAAGTGATGCAACTCGTCCGTTCGCTGGTGAACGACACCTTTCCAGGCATTGCCGGAGCGCAGGGCCGCATCTTCACGAACAATGCGGACTTCACGATTCCGCTGTTCAATTCGGCTTACCGCAAACTACAGCGCAAATTGAGGACAGAAGGCGCGACGTTTCCGATTAAGGATAACGTTATTCTGCTGAACCTGACTCCGGTAGTGGCTCCAGACCCAAGCGTTCAGGTGTACGTCGATTACAACGGCTACTTTGACGGGCAGACTATGCACCAGACGCCAAAACTTCCCAGTGATCTTTTGCAGCCGTATGTGGTTGAGGAGCAAACCGTTGGCTCGGCACTTCCGTTTATGCCGATGGCGCAACCGCCGGAAGGATTGCCTTCAGTCATGCAAGGCTCGTTGCTCGGAATGTGGGAGTGGCGGAACTACAAGATTTATATGGTCGGTTCGATTCTGGCCAAGAATATCCGTCTCCGCTACCAGTTCGCGAACGTGCCGCTGAACGTTCCCGCAGCCGATTTCGATACCACTTCGATTCCGATTATCGATTGCCAAGATGCGCTGGCAAATTACATTGCAGCCATGTTCGGAAGGGCGCGCGGAGCGAATCCCCAAGCCGTCGAAGCGATTGAAGCGGCTGGCGATGATGCCATGAACGATATGGTTTTCGAGTGGATTCGCAGAGCGCAGACCGTTACCTACCGCCGTCCCGCTTATGGTGGTGGAGGTTCAAACGACACCGGCGATGGCATGCTCGGAAGTACGGACGTGAGTTCCTAAATGGCCACTTACTACAGGTTTGATGGCGTTGTTCGCAGCGCTCCAGGCGAAGCTCTCCCTGGCGTTCAGGTTTATGTCTGCTCGCAACCGGCAAATACTAGCGTTCTTCCGCCGTCACCATTGGCAACGATATACGCGGATTCAACGGGAACGGCTCTCGCCAATCCGGTTATCGTCGATGGAAACGGAAACTTCTTTTTCTACGCAGCCAGCGGACTCTATACCCTGCTGTACTTCGACCCGAATGGACGAATCGCGGACACCGTATTTCTTGACCAGTTGATAGTGACTCCTGGCGCTGGAACGGTGACTAGTATTGCGTTGACTATGCCAGCGGAGTTTTCGGTTACTGGCAGTCCGGTCAATACGACTGGAACCTTTGCCGTAACCAAAGCCAATCAGAATGCCAATCTGGTTTACGCCGGTCCAGCGGCAGGTGGTGCCGCGCCTCCATCATTTCGTCCACTCGTTGCCGCTGACATTTCTGGACTGGCTTCCGGAACCGTTACGAGCGTCGCTCTGACACTGACTCCTTCGGCTCTTTTCACTTCTTCGGTTACAGGGAGTCCGATTGTCGGCGCTGGAACTTTGGCTCTTACTTTGGGCCTTGCGAATCAGGCCGCGAATACTTTCTTGGCCGGCCCTGCTTCCGGTAGCACTGGTCCCGTAACGGCTCGCGCAATCGTTCCGAAAGATTTGCCTGGACTGGTGGCAGTCGCATTTTCAGCAACTCCGACATTCGATGCCAGCGCGGGAAACAGTTTTGCGATGACCCTAACCGGCAATGTGACTTCCAGCACGATTTCAAACGCCACGTCGGGACAGACGATTACTTTCATCATTACGCAGGACGGAACTGGCGGAAGGACATTCGCCTATCCAGCAAACGTCAAAGGCGAATCGAATATCGGCACTGACGCCAATTCGGTCAGTGTCCAGAGTTTCATCTATACCGGAAGTAGTTGGCGAGCGACAGGACCAGGCTCGGTAAACGCTTCGTAGATGGATGATCGCGACGTGAGGCCAAACACGGTTCTATACAAAGAAGTGGCCGCGGTGCCATAGGCGCCGAATGGTCGGGAGAAAAAGAAATGGCAAACTCAACTCTGTCAGTGGTAGCCGGATACACCGTTGACAACACACAGAAGAAAGTCATTATCAGCGGACGGTTGACCATCGGTGGGGGTGCTTCGGGAACTTATCCTGTTGGCGGAATCCCTCTCGATTCCGTTTTGCTGGCTTTGCCGGAAGCTACCACCAATTCCGGAATTAAAAGCTGCTTGCTGTGGGATGAATCGGGCGTAGGCTCCTACGTTTTTACCCGCATTCCTTCCACCGGCAACATGATGATCTTGCAGGTGCCTCCGACTGGTTCACTCACGACTGCCGCTCCTTTGCAGCAGATTCCCAGTTCCACCAACATGCAAAGTATCGGTAGCGCGATTCACTTCGAAGCGCACATGCTTCGGAACGCATAGTTCTCTTACGAAGGGAGACGGGGCTACGCGACTGAAAAGCCGCGTAGTTCCGTTTTTTATATACGTTCAACGCACAGGACCCGCTCGCTCAAGTTCCTCTGAACCTCTTTGGCGGACTCTACACAGAGGCCGACCCTACCTCTCTGCCTGAAGGCGCTTCTCCGCGAAGTATCAACTGCGACTACGATCTGGGTTCGGTATTCGGGCGGCCGGGAAAAGAAAGTGCCTTTACCTATGACACTTTTTATCTTCTCACTCCAGTGTTCACGCAATCGGTAGCGCCGGGTTCTCCGTGGTCCGCTGGAAGCGTGACTTTGAATCAGGCAGGTGGCGGGGGAACCTGTCCAGTTCCTTTTGCAACATCATTAGGCCATATAGTCGGCACGGAATCGGGGAATACGATAAATCCTACGATTACCGTCGGCGGTTCTCTGAAACCCGTACATGCCGGCGACGTGATGTTCATGGGATTGTATACGACTCCTAGCGGCACTCCGATCACTGACATAAACATCATTTCGATCGTAGATCAGACCTACGGTGCAATCTGGTCCCAATTAGGCTCGACGCAAACCTTTCAAGCGGGTGGCATTCCTGGCCCTGCAAGTACTGTAAACTTTCAACTTTTCACGGCCATTGCTCCAGTTGA